TCGTCCCGGATCTGCACTGCTGCAGCGAGCTTCGCTTGGGCTGCCTTCAGCTGGTTCGCGACGGCGGCACGCTTGTTCGCCAGCAGCTGCATCGCCACGTTCTCGCGCTGCAGCATCCCGATGATCGCGTTCCGCTTCTGGGTCGTACCAAGCCTCGCGGCGATCGAGCTCACGTTCGCCAGGTCCGTCTTGGCCGACTTCAGCTTCGCCTGGATCGCACGGATGCTCGCGGCAACAGCCCGGTTGGAGCGTTCCGCCGCCGCCGCCTGAGCCTTGGACATGCCGTGCGTGATCGGCTTGACCCGGTCACGGGCCTTCGCCAGCGCAGCGTTCAGGGAGGCGATCGTCTTCTGGATGGCCTTCTTCGTGTCCGCCGCGTTGTAGGAGATGTCCAGGACCTTCGACATCAGCGACGCCATGACGCCCTGGACCTGCTTCGCCGACCCCTTGAGGCCGGTCGAGAATCCCTGGTTCACCCATAGACCCAGCTGCGCGAACGCCTTCGACGGCGACGAGATCCCAAGCACCTCGCGAGCCTTCGCGAGAATGCCGGACGCCAGATCCCCCGCAGCGGTGACCGCCTGACCTGCCCCGCCACGCACACCGGCCGCCAGACCGGACACGATGCCCTTGCCGGCCTTGAGCGCGTCGTTCGGGATGACGACACCACTCGCGGACGGTACGACGATCTCCGGGCCCTTCTCGCCCACCAGGTACGGCGTACCGGCGGACACCGGCCCGCCGCCTGCACGCTTCTCCGTCGGCACGTGGCCTCCGGACGCACCGGACACGGTCCGTGAGATCTTCTCGGTCACAAGCCGCGTGGTGATCGTCACGGTCTTGCTACCTAGCAGGCCGTTGATGAGAGCCTGCGCGGTGCCGATGCCCGCCTTCAGTTGGGCGATCTCAGCCTTCAGGATCGCCTTCTTGGTGGCGGTCAGCGCGGGGTTCTTCAGTTCCTTCTGCGCGGCGGCAAGCTTGGCTTCCAGGTCGGTCTTGTTCGCCAGCAGCTTGGCCGTCCGGCTCACCGGCAGACCGTTCAGCAGGCTGTGCGACTTGGCGATCCCAAGCTCGAGGTTCTTGATCTCAGCCTGGACCTTGGCCTTCTTGGTAGCGGTGAGGTTCGGGTCCTTCAGTTGCGCCTTCGCGGTCGCCAGCTTGGCCTCGAGATCGGTGATGTTCGCCTGGATCTTGGCCGTGCGGGTGACGTTCGGGATCTTGATGAGATCAGCGGCCATCGTGCGCGCCTCAGCGGCGGTGTACCCCATCTGCTGAGCGAGCTTGATGTACCCAGCGCGACCTGTCTCGGCAGCCTTTGCCGCCGCCACGTTGCCGTCGTTGGCCTTCAGCATGTTGTCGCGCTGGTTCTTTGCCGACACCGCCAGGGCGTCGAGGGCCCGCTGGTTGTCGCGGCCCTTCTGGGTGTTCTTGTCGTGCGTCTTCCCGTTCGCCTCGACGGCAGCGGTCGCGTCATCCACGGCCTGCTGGTAGTCGATCTCCGCACCAGACAGGGACAGCAGCAGATCCGACTGACGGTTCAGCGCGTCGATCGAGCGCTGCGTGGCAGCGGCCTGCCGGTCGTACGCGCCAGCCAGCAGCAACGCGGCAGCGTTCGCCTCGTGGGTCGCATGCGCCGCGTGCGCCAAAGAGGCACCCAAGTTGGTGCTCGCCTCGCCGGCAAGGAAGGCGGCAGTCTTGTTGCCCTTGAGGGCGTTCGTGTTGGTGATCGCCGCTACCGCGCTGGAGTCCAGACCCTGAGTCCACAGCTTCGCCGTCTCAGCCGCGTCCGCCGCAGACTGGTTCATCGCGTCGACGTCCTGGCTCGACTTCTTTGCCTTCAGGCCGAAAGCCTCCAGGCCCTTCTCCGCCAGCGCGAACGGGGCAAGGACGGACTTCACGGCGGCGTTCAGCGTGTTCATCGTGCGCGTGACCGCCGAGCCGCCGCCGGGGAGGATCTTGAAGGCGTCGTTCAGGTCGTTCAGGGTCGCGAGTCCGGACGAGATCGTCACGAACAGCTCGCCGGCGCCGGTGACCAGATCGGACAAGGCGTCCGGGCTCTTCGCCACCGACGCCGAGATGATCTGCAGCCCCTTCGCGAACGAGGCCATCGCCGTGTTCATCGCCGGACCCAGCGACTTCAGCACAGCCTGGAAGGCCATGTTCAGCGGCTGGATCGCGGGACCGAGCCGTTCGAACGCCCGACCGAGGTCGTCGCCGAACTGGGACATCGCCGGCGCGAGACTCTTGAATGCGTTCGCGAGGGTCGGGGTCAGGTTCGTGAAGGTCCGCCGTGCCACGTCCGCCATCTGCGACAGGGTCTTCTCGAACGGCGCCGAGATGATCTTCATGTCGGAGGCCATCGCCCACAGGGTGCGGTTCCAGTTGTTGCGGACCTGCACCGACTTCGCAGCGAACACGAGACCGAGCACACCGAGGCCGGCACCGAAGCCGGTCACGAGTGCGCCTGCCGCGACAGCGCCGACCGCTGGCATGACCGTGACCACGCCGGCTGTGATCGCCGCCACCACAGCCGGACCGAGGATCGGGGTCTTGATGACGCCGAGGAACCCGGAGCCGAACACGGTGCCGCCAGCGCGACCGGCTTCACCCATTCCACCGGAGCCGGTGAGCCACTTCTTCAGGTTCGAACTGAAACCCTTACCTGCCTTCTTGCCCTCGTTGTCGAGAGCCTGGCTGAGCACCTTCGTGGCCTTCTGCGCCTCGTTTCCGGCCACCGCGGCCTCACGGCGCGCCTTCGCCAGCGCCTTCTCACCAGCGAGCACCCTGGAGGTAGACGAGTTCGCTGAGTTGCGGGCGTTCTGCAGCTTCGTCTCAGCGGCAGCGATTTGCGAGGTCGACGACGAGCTGTCGTTGCGAACCGTGAGAAGGTCCTTCTCCGCAGTCTTGACCTGCGCGACCTTCGTCTGCGCGGCCTGGCGGGCGTCCGACAGCTTGGACTCGGCGACCTGCACCTTGTCCAGGGCATCGGTCTCCTTGTTGCGGATCGCCGTCAGGTTCGCCGAGGACTTCGCTACCTCATCGGAGATCTTGCCGGTCTTCTTCAGGGACGCGCCGGTCCGATCGGCCGCACGCGCCACCTTGTCGAAGACAGCTGACGCCCCGTCATCGCGGGCCATGATGTCGAACGCGAGACGGGAGTCAACCATCAGTCAGCCTCCGTACGTCTGCGTGCGCTGGATGAGGCTTTCGCCGCCGTCATTGGGATGCTCTTTGCTTCTCAAGCTCGTCGAGGACTTCCTCATACGTGTAGAGCGTTTCCCAGTCCTCATCGAGGAGGACTGCGTACGGGATGTGGGTCAGGAGGGAGAGTCGGATGAGGTACCGCTGGACGGAACCTCCGGGGTAGGTTCCACCGGCTCTTCGAAGTCCTCGACGTCCTCAACCCGGTTCAGCCAGGTCTCGAAGTCGATCGTCTCCTTGCCCGCCACCTGAAGCGCCGCCCACCCGAGGTGGAACGTTGCCGAGAGCGCGTTCTCCGACTTGAAGCCACTGAAGTGCTGCTCGGTCATCACCTGTGCACGTGGCAAGACCTTGACGACCTCTTCGCGGCCGTCCTGGTAGGTGACCTTGACCTTCTTCGCTGCCATTTCTTCTCCTGACCGTCCTGACCGTGGGTATGGCAGCGGCCCCGCCCGGTCAGGAAACGGGGCCGCTGGACTTGCTTCTACGCGATCTTGCGGGCGAGCTTGTCGAGCGCATTCACCAGCTCCGCACGAACCTTCGGCGCGCCGGCCAGGATCGGCCGGTTGAACCAGTCCCGCGCCTTCGGGATCGCCTGACCCACCCACGTACCCGGGTTCCCGTACACCGGGTGCCGGACCTTGCCCTCGTTCGTGAGCTTCAACTGCGTGATCCCGCGGGCCGTGATGCGGATCCCGCCCGCCCTGCGTTGATGCGACATGCCCGCAGACGCGACGATCGCGGCCAGCCCACCACGGTGCGGCAGGTTCGCCGCCGCCGAACGGGTAGCCGCCCGCTCCAGCGGAGGCGCTGCGCGTTCGAGAGCGTCGTACAGCTCAGGCTGCAGCTCACCCTCAGCCCTGCGGAGGCGCGCGGCGAGAGCGTTGAACTTCTCCTCGCCGCGAACCTCGATGCTGGGCATCAGGAAGTGGGGTAGGTCATGCCACTGTTGCCGCTGTTCTTGAAGGTGCAGGTCGTCATCGGGACGTCACCCACACTGGCGTCCAACGCCTTGTAGTCGAACATCAGAGCCGTGGCCAGCAGGTGGGCCGGGTTGGTCGCCGAGCGAGCCGCGGAGGTCGCCCGGACCTCTACGGCGACGGTGGTGTTCGAGCTGATCAGCGGCGAGATGGTGGCATGGGTCTTGCCGGCGGAGTAGTCCTGGAACAGGACGATGTCCATGCTCGCCTCACCGAGTCCCTTGAGGCTGGACTTGCTGGTCGCGCCGAACGCGGTGCCGTCCTTCTCTTCGCGGCTGTCAGTGATGGTCACCTGGTTCGCGTGATCGGACAGGGTGACGCCATTGATGATGATCAACGCGTCGGTCAGGGTGAACGGTCCGGCCATCTGTCAGTCCTCTTTCTTCTGCTGCTTGGGCGCGGCCTTGCCGCCTTGACCGCCATCGGCGGAGACTTCCTTGACGCTGGTCGCGCCGCCATCACTTCCGGCGTCGACTCGTTCGAGGTGGCCACCCGAGATGAGGGCCGCCTCGTTCTCGACGGGGTACGCGCCATCGAAGGTCTCGCCTTGGGGTGCGGCCGTGTAGTTGTCCGAGAGGACCCGGTACTTGCGCGGCACGATCTCAAGGTGGCCGCCGCTGACCTCGCTGTGCTCGTCGTAAGGAGACAGATCGAGTTCGACCACGCCGTCGCCGTACTCCGACTTCGCGATCACCGACAGTGCCCTGTATGTGTTCGTCATCAGAGTCCGTTCGGGTAGAGCTTGTACGTCACCGACGTGGTGAACGTGTGAGTGACGGTGACCACGAGGGTCGTCGGGTTCACCTGCGTCGGGCTGATCAGGAAGGCCTGCGAGGTGCCCGCGGTGACGGCGTCGCTCGGCGGCGCGGCGGCGCTCCCGGCAGGCGTGAGGCCTGCGTCCGAGATCGTCACCGTGTCGGGCGAGCCGCCCGCGTTGATGATCTCCAGGATCAGGCCACGAGGACCCATCAGGGCCTGGGCGATCGTGTCGGACGCCGCCACCGCGGCACCAGTGCTGACAGTCCCGGTGCTTGTCGGTGTAATGAGGGCTAGTGCGCCCATGGTTGCTCCTTCGATCAGATTTGGCCCTTGTAGGTGACCGTGAACACGACGCGCACTTTCGCGCCCTGCTGGGTTTGCACCGGGGAGTACCGGTAGTCCGTGACGTACGCCTGCATCACCAGGCCACCCAGTGACATGTCGGCGCGCAACGCGGCCTCCGCGGCAGCAAGGAACCCGTTGGCGCGAGCGCGGGTGGCGGTGATGTCCGAATCTCCACTGCGAGACACCACAGCGCAGGTGACTTGGCCGTCGTCGCCCTTCACCTTCGCGAACGCCATCAAGGACTGCACACCGACAGCGCCCTCGTTGTACTCATCCGGGGTGTCGCCGTTGAAGCCGACGAACAGCCGGTCGTTCACTGGGTCACTGTCAACTTGGGGGCCGTCGACAACATCCAGGTCCGTGAGCGCAGCGGTCCATACCTCGATGAGTTTCAGGATCACCGGATCTATCAGGCTCGCCATCAATAGACCATCGGCTGGGCGGATGACGGGAGGTTCAGCAGAGCGATCGCCTGGTACGGAACCAGATGCCCCGAGCCGGTCACCACGTAGCCGGGGTTGTCTCCCTGGATGCTGGGCAGGTTGCCGAGCTTGTTGCTCCACATGTGCTTCACGATGATCTTCGCCGCCGTGGTCCAGTTCGCCTTCATGACGGAACGGCCGACGGTGTAGGCGATGTCGAACGCGCCGTAGGGGAAGCATCCGCCGTACTTGAGGTAGACGTCCCCCGCCTCGGTGTCGATCGACAGGTTCACCAGCGGGACCGGGGTAGTTCCGGTCGAGACAGACGTGATCGCCGTGACCGAGAGAACTTGCGTGTGCGGAAGGATCAGCACGTTCCGGCCGCCGTTGACTCTCGATGTGTAGGTGCGGCGGACAACCGGGCCGATGTACCCCTCGACCACCTCAGTGGCCGCCTCGAGGTATTCGCGCAGTTCGTCGTCAGATGCCGTCCCTGGGATGTTCAGAAACGCTTTGGCGTCCGCCAGCGACAGGAGCGCCGGCGACACGTTGCCACGGACCACGAACACATCGCCATAGGCCGTGTTGGGGACGGTGGTGACCGCACGCCACTCGTACCGGCCCTCGAGAGTGGGGATGTACGTAACGCGGTACTGGCCGGCGAACGAGGGGGCGGGGACCACTGGGGTTGCGGTGGTTCCGTCGGGGAGAGTGACTGTCAGCACCGCCGTGCTGGCGGTGGTCGACGTCCCTGCTGCGTCCCTCACGTCCCAGGCGATCGGGACGGAATCAGCGATGTCGTACGGCATCTATCCTCCAGTCGCAGTAGGGACAGTCATGGAGCCGGCGGATGCAGACGCTGTAGCCACGGCAACCGCTGAGGCCACGGGTACGGGGCCCGTGGCCGCATGCGCAGTACCTGATGTCGGCGGCGGCGGTGGGATGTACACCCACGTCGGGCCCCAGGAGTGACCACGGCGTGCGGTCGGTAGAGCGGCACGCCTCGAGGGCATCCGGAGCGGGCAGGTCGCGCGCGGCGACGGAGCAGCCAGGAACTCGCCGCGGCGAGTCGGGCCGACCTGCGGACGTCTTGCCCGCGCGGCCTGCGGCACCCACGACGTCGGCGGAATCACCTGTTGCGGTATCGGCTGCACCCAGAAGCGTCCACGGCGCGTGAACGACACCTTGACCCGACTACGGGGCATCTGCGGGAGCGCCACGGACGGAACCGGGGCAGCACCGACCTGCGGGAATGTGTAGAACTCGCCGCGCCTCGGTGACACCAGACGCCGCGTGGACGGCCTCAGGATGTTCGGCGGGCACGGACCCGGCCCGGCCGGTACAACCGCCGCAGGGACGCCATGGAACCGTCCGCGGCGAACCACAGCGGCACGCCGGGACGACGGACGTTGCATGATCGGTGCCAGCGACCCCGGACCGGACAAGATGACCGGGGGGAGAACGGTCTGGAACTCGCCACGCCTAGCCGGGCGGGCCAGGGCACGGCGGGCGTTCAGGAACGGCGGCACCCAGACCGCAACAGCAGCGATGGATGCGGGTGGTACGGCGTAGAACTTGCCTCTACGGGTTGAGTGAAGACGGGAGTTCCGTCCGGCTGGCTCCATGACCGCCGGAATAGGCGGCAACGCCTGCACGACCGCAGTCGGTGTAACGCGGTAGAACTGTCCACGTCGCGTGGCTCGCGGGCGGGAGTTCCTGCCCGCCGGCTCCTGGAAGGACGCCACATAGGACGGCGGGGCGGGAGCCGTCTGGGTCTTGATGATCTGGTAGAAGATGCCCCGGCGCGGCCGGGGGTAACGCCATCTGCGGGACATGCGCTACCCCTTCGACGTCAGAGAACCCGGCTCACTCCTCGTGTTCGACGGTCAGCGTGTACGAGTGGCTGGCCGGCAGAGCGTTGGCGGTGTTGATGAAGGAGATGCCGTTCGCGACACCCAACCCGCATACCAGCTCCTCGAGTAGTTCGTACGGCAGGTCGACGCCGGACTGGCTGTTGAACGTCACCAGATACATCCAGTTCGTCGCCGTCCAGGTCGCCGTCGGGACAGTCGACCAAGCGGTGTCCAGGCCGGTGATGGACGCGGTCTGCAGCGAGTTCGGATCCATCGCCTTCGGCGCGAACGTGGTCGTCGCGGTCCCGCGGGCAGTCGTGCGAACCAGCGCGACAGACACCTGCTGAGAGGTCGGAACCGCAGCACCAGCGATGACACCGAGGGTGACCCGGCGCAGCTTGTACCCGGCGGTGGCGGACGCGTTGAGGTTCGCGAACAGGGCGTTCGCGGTCGCACCGGACGGCGCGGTGGCGTTGATAGCCGCAGCCGACGTAACCGTCGACAAGAATCGGGCCATGAGGTGGACTCACTTCCTAGTAGAAACCTGTGTACTGGCTGATCGTCGGCAGCGGTACCCCCGCCACCACTGCTGTCACTGGTGTGTTCATCAACGTGGTGATGGTCGCCGCGTCCAGTGCCGCGTCGTAGTAGCGGAGATCGTCGATGACTGTCTCCGCGCCGAGCCCGTCGAACAGGCTGCTGCTCGTCGACGTGGTCTTCAGTGGTCCGGTCAGCGCGGTACCGGTGCCGATCTCGGAACCGTTGATGAACAGGTGGACCTTCGCGTCAACGGTGCTGTACGAGCCGGCCACGTGATAGAAGGTTCCGGCGGTGGGCTGCGCGGTGGACACGTTCGCGCTGGTGCCACCGGAGTTACGCGCCCGCGCCTGGACATTGCCGGACAGGAATAAAATTCCGCGATCGCCTGACCCGGCGTCCTTGATCTCGGCGAACCAGCCGTCCTGACTGTTCGAGCTCCGATTCACCCAGGCCATCACCGTGAACTGCGCCGTCTGCAGACCCGTGAGCGACGGTCCGTTCGCGTCACCCGCGGTGGTGGTCTGCGAAAGCCCCTTGCTGGTGTGGCCCGAAGCGGACCGAGAGAGTGAACCGCCGAACACCGTGTTCCGGCTGTTTCCTGACGCATCGAGGATGTCGCCGCTGGCTTCGTCGAAGTTGTACGCGTACAGGAGAGTCACTGTGCCCCCAGCATCAGTAGAACCCGGTGTACTGGCTCCGCACCGGTGGAACCTTGACCGGTGCGGAACTGGCCGGTGCGAGGACGCCGAGGAACGCCTTCATGAACGACGAGACCGAGGCGGTCGCGGTGACGTTCCCGGTGGAGCCTGAAGCAACCGCGTCTCTCGTCTCCAGCGCGATCACAGGCAAGGCGACCCGCTGCGTGTAGTTCGTGGGCACGGTCCACGACGCCCCGCCGTTGAAGTTGGTCCACATCCCCACCGCGTCACCTAGCGCGGCGGCCGGGGCGGTGGAGACGTTCAAGGTGGTGCTGGCGACCGTGTTCTCAGCGGTTCCCACCGTGCCGTCGAACGGGTCGCCCGAAGTGGTGCGCCCGGACCACAGGCCGGCAGCGGCAGCGCGGAACACTGAGCCAGTCCAGCTGAACGTGTAGGTCCCGGTGTCGCCCGCGGAGAGCCGCTTCCAGAAGACGTACAGGCTTCCGCGGGTGGTGGCTGACGTCGAGAGCGCGACCTTCTGGGTGAACCCGGGTGCGATCACGTTAAACGCCGCCGTGCTCTCCTTGTAGATCCCTACGACCGCGATGTCGAGATTCGCGGCACCCGCCGGGACATTGATGACGACAGTTGCCCCGCTTGCGCCGGCCAGACTGGATGACGAACGGAACGCCACGGGGACCTCATCGTGCTAATCCCCAGGATGAACTGACTTCCATGCGTAGGCAGGCGGAGTGAGGTCCGCCTGCCTACGATCCATCAGCGGGAGATGGCGCCCTTGCCGACGTCTTCCGGCTTCACGCCCACCGGGGTGAGCTGCCAGCCGCCGTTGACGTAGTGCAGGTCGGCGGTGTGCACCGGCCCGATGGTCGGCGGCGGCGACAGTTCACCGCGGGCCAGCTTCTCCAGCGTCTCGTCCGAGAGTCCGTGCTTCTTGACGAACTCGGCGTTGAGGCTCGGGGCCTTCTCCTGTGCGCGGGCCAGCAGGTCGCCGACCTCAGCGGGTGCATCCTGCACCTTCGGGGCTTCCTTCTCGGGAGCGCTCGGCTTGATGTCTGCCATGGGACTACTCCTTCTCAGGTGAGGGTCGCGAAGACGCGGACCGCGGTCGAGGTGGACACGTCGGCACCGACACGCCAGAACGCGTACCAGGCACCCTGACCGGTCGGCCGGCGGTTCGCGCCGAGCACGATCGGGTCGTACACGACGGACATGCCGACACGGTCGACGATGTAGTACTGCCGGGCGTCCAAGTACGCGAGCACCTTGTTGCCGGTGGTGAACGTACCCAGCACCGAGGTGGACTCCATGAACGGCTTGCCGAGCATCGTCGGCACCGGCCCCGAGTCGTTCACGATCGACGTGGTCGACCCGGTGAACGACGGGATGTTCCGCAGTGCGTTGATCGTGTTCAGGTTCGCCACCCACACGTTCTGCGCACGCGGGCCGCGGAACCGAGCCGGGAGAGCGGCCTGCAGGGCGTAGACGTCCTGTGCGGCAGGACCCGCAGCAGCGGTGCCCGCACGGTTCTGTGATGTACCGGCCGGGATGATGCCCTTCGGCTGGCCGGAGCCGGTACCGATGGCGAAACCGGTCTCCTCGATCCGGTCCTTCGCGTCGGCCAGCAGCTCAGGGAGCTGCTGCGCGAAGTCCGAGTCGGACAGAACCTCGAACGAACCGAACAGGTACGCGTCGGCCTTCTGCGGGGTGATCTTCAGCTGGCCGACAGTCGGGGTCGCGTCCGCGGCCTCGACGCCTTCCGCGGTCCACTCAGCTGTGATGCCGGCCGAAGTGACGCCGTTCCAGTCGTTGGTCGTGGTGGTCTTGACGTTCGCGACCTGCCGGTACGGGTTCGCCGAACCCGCGTTGGTCAGGATGATCGTCGGGTCCAGCGTGAACGGCACCAGGTAGCCACCGTTGGCCGGGGTCAGCGACAGCGCGGCACGAGTCGAGAAGCCGCCCGGGTCCGACAGGTACGACTCGAACGCAGCCAGGTACTCCGGGGAGCCGGTGACCAGGATCTGCTCGGCGATCGCCTTGCCGAAGTTCTTGCCGCGCTTGTAGATCAGCTGAGTGACGTTCTCCGCGGCATCTCCATCGAGCGCCCAGTGGTCGTCTCGATTGGCGTAGGCCTCGACGGCACCGGCGGCGCGGGCACGGACCTCGTTGAGCGGCATCATGTGCTGCCGGATCTGGTCCAGGTCCGCGAACGGGTCCTTCGTGGTCCGGCGGGTCACCAGTTCGGGGGTGCCGTCGATCGGCTCCACACGGGCAGCATCCTGCTCGGCGCGTGCCCGGACAGCGGCGACCCGCGCCTCACGCTCGGCGAGCGGCTCGAGCTCCACGCCCAGGTCGTCGTGCTCGCTGAGGAGGGCGTCGAGTCGTACGTGGTCTTCCTCGGTGGCGTCCTCGATCTGCTCGAGGGTCTCCATGTCGGACCGGATCTGGGTCATCCGGGTCCGGATCTCTTCTGCACGCTTCACCGTGCTACTCCATTCCTCGCGTGATGCGTGCCGCGCGGATGCGGCTACGCAGGGACGGTCGAGCGGAGTGCCGAGCAAGCTCAGGCGAGTCTTCGACCACTTCGGCGGGTCCATCAGATGGAGTGCCGATGACGGGGACTTCCGGGTCCATGAGTGGAGTGGTGAGTCCCTCGAACTGTTGCAGCCAGTCCAGCCGCTGATCGGGCGGCGTCTCGAGCAGGGTACGGACGAACTGCTCCGCACGCGTGCCCAGGATGGCTGCTTCCTTGTACGCGGCGAACACGGCGGGACCGTATTCGCGCATGTCGATCTCGTGCCGGGTGATCAGCGGCAGCCTGCCCTGACCCCGGCCCTCCGGGTGTGTCCGGGTGGACTTCACGAACCGCCCGGAGAACGACTGCGCCTTGATCGCGCCGTTCTTGACCGCGTCGAGCACCTGGTCAGCCAGCGGGTTGTCCAGGTAGCGGGTAGCGGTGAACACGCCCCGCTCGTCGGAGCGGACCTCGAGCGGTACGCCGATCGGCATCGTGGCCATCGGGTTCGGTTCGCCGTCCACGGTGCGTGCGTGGTTGAACAGCACCCCGAAGTTGACGCCCTTGTGCTGGATGGTCCGATCGAACGACGTGGTTGGCAGGGTCTCGTTGTAGTGGCCGTCCTGGTCATAAATCTCGGACCGGACATTGAAGGCCGCGGCATAGGCCTCAACCACCCTGCCCGAACCGTCGGACCGGACGTGAAGGTCCTCGAGGGCATACGCCCGGTCACACGAGCGTGTCGGCAGCTGCTCGTCACTCATGCTCTTGCTCACCCGCCTACCGGAGTCGTTTTGTTGGAGCCGTTCAGGGATGTTTGAGCCAGAGCGGCAAGTTGCTGCCCCTGCACTGTCGGGATGCCTGTGTGGACCAGGAGCGTCATGTCCTGTGCGGCGATCGCCGCCACCACGGACTCAGGCTTGAACTGGGCGTCGACCAACTGGCGGATCGCCTGCGCGTCGATGAACTGGATCTCGGCGGCGTCCTTGCGGTCTTCCTGCAGGAACGAGATGTCGCGGTCGTCGTACCAGAGTTCCGCGAGCTCCGGAGGCGTCAGGATGGACTCGAGCGACCCCGCAGCGTTGCGCCACAGCGGTCGCAGGGTCCGATCGGCGACGAGTCGCGCGGCCGACTGGAAGTTGCCGGCGTTCAGCGACGAACCCGACATTCCCTCGGACAGCGCGGCGACAACCGGGTGCACACCGGATGCGGCAGCGACCCTGGTCTCGCCCGCACCCTGGGTGTTCTTGAAGTCGAGCTGCTGCAGGTCCTTGCCGACCACCGTGACGTCGGCGCCGCCACCCAGGTACAGGGTCTTGTAGGCGTTCTGCCAGCCACGGTGGGAGTCGTCCATCTTCGCGACGAACTGCTTCAGGTTCTCCGGCTTCACTTCCGGGCCCATGGTCACGACCATCTGCGGGGAAGCGCCGTTCTCGAAGAACATCAGCTTGTGCGAGGTCGCCGCAGAGTCCGCCTCGACCTCCCGAATGATCGGCGTCAGCCACGACATACCCCTGTAGGTCGCCAGCGGATCGATCGCGCCAGGAGGAGTGAACTGCGCGAACTCATCGACAAGCAGCGGCACGGGTGTGTGGCCGGAGTTGATGCCGCCGGGGTAGTACATACACCCGAGAACCTCGGCATCCATCGCGAGGTTCGAGAAATCCGGCTCATCCTGCGACCCGAGCACCAGTACGACCCAGTCGGGCCGCATCCGCATCAGCCGGTCGCGCCGCTCCATGCGGCGAGCGATGTAGGCGGACCCGCCAAGGTCGGCGTCGATCAGCATCCGGGCCAACAGGTCGCCGGTCACTCCACCGGGCCAAGGGCGCTGGAGCACCGACAATTCCGGGGAGTTGAACAGGTCACCCGGCCGGCCGTCGTTCAGCTTGCGCCACTGGAACCGGGCCTCGGAAAACAGCGAGATCCGGGTCATTTCGCAGGCGTAAACGATCGCATTCGCCTTGTACGCGCCCTGCACCAGGCCGACGAAGTCGGAGGTGATGCCTTCCTCGTTCGGGCGCCAGTTGTTCACCGGCATCGACCAGAACTGGTTCACGTCGTAGGAGTGACCGACCTCGTATCGGTTCGAGCGGGAGGACTGGATCAGGTTCGTCACCAGATCTCCTCTCGCGTCTGCACCTGCTCAGTAGGTTCAGCCACGTCGTACAGCCACACGAAAGCCGCCGCGGTCATGAGACCGAGCGCCACCAGACCCCATCCCAGGCCAATCGCCAGGTAAATCCCGACGGCGACAAGAAACGCGCCGGCGAAGTAGCCGACACGCGCGCGGATCACTCGCTTCACTCGAACACGCCCCACGGCTCCACCTCCTTGCGCATTGCAACCAAGCGAGCCAAGGCGACGGCCTCGAGCATTGACACATCTGCGCCGCGCACGTTCAACGTGCGCCGGTCGTTGACCTTCCTCCAGCGAGACCCCAGGACAGCAGAATCGAGCTCACTCATGGCGCCGTGAGCCAACATTCCGGTGTCCACAGCGTCCGCGAGGTCCGCAGAAGCCTGAACGAGGTCGTCGAACGACGTCCGCGCCACATCAACACCGGCTTCCTCGAGGTCGCCGATCAGAACACCGGCCATACCCTTCTCGCCGACAGCGACCGGCACCTTGTGCTTCAGCGCCACCTCGGCGACCCGAGCCACAAACGCGGCACGCCCATGCTCAGCCCGCCGTCGGTCAACTGGCGCAACGAACCCGTCGCCATAGGCACCCAGCGAGAACCACGAACCGGTCGCATCCGCGGCCACACCAAGTGCTTCGGGGGACGGTGGGATGCGTTGCGTAGCCAAATCGGCCCATCCGGGCAGCGCACCCCCCGCGCCCTGGGCCAGCTGCCATCTGTTCAGGTACTGGCTCTCGAAGCCGGCCACGGGGTCCGGGTCGTCGAGCTCTGGGTCCACTTCACCGCGCATCGCCTTGTCGAACTTCGACTGCATCAGCTTCAAGCGAGAGGGGGACCAGTGAGCAGATGCTGCCCGCCAGATCTCCTGATCCGCAGTATCGGCGCCATCTGGGACACCCCACAGCAACAAAAGCGCCGAATCGACCGCCAAAGCATCCGTGATGCGACCCCGCATCAGCGAGGTCGCCTTGCGGTGAGCCGTTGAAGTCAGGACGATCTGCGGACTGATCCGTTCAAGTACCGCCGGCTCCATGCCCTCCGAGACCGTCGTCGGATCGACGTCCCATCCCTCGTCCACCATCCCGAGCGTGATGTCGTAGCCGTAGACACTGTCCGTTGCCCGGGCGAGCCAGCGATGGTCTCCGTTCTCGATCGTCTCCCGTCCGAGAGCACGGACAATCCGCCAGTCCTGGGAGTCCGCCCAGCGCCACGCGCCGCGCTGGATCTCGCGGACGATGGCCAGATCCTTGCCAGTGTGGATCGCGAGTTGCGACTCATCGAACAGCGAAGGGCCTACATCCAGCCGCCACAGCGCCATCGTCCGCAACCGCACCGATTTCCCGACGCGGCGCGACGCGGACTCAATGACATCGGACCAGCACAGGGAACCGTCGTCGCGGCACTCCAACTGGCGAACAACAGCCAGTTGCTGCCACCACCGCAGCTTGATCCCGAGCTCAGCGTCGATCCACTTGACCGCGGCAGGCCCATGAGACCCCGTGGCTTCGGGGTGGACAGGCGACATCGCCAGTGGAGGGCTCGCGTCCTCCGGGACCTCCAAGAACGGCTCCAGCCATACCGGAGGGTCACTCAGGTGCGCTTCCCAGGTCAGCGCAGGACGGATCAGCCGGCCGCCGAACTCCATGCTCACTCCGTGTGTGTGTGGACGGCATGAGTGCGGTCATGGTGAGGTCAAGGTTGCGTCGCGACCCCACCCCCGGCCCCGTATGGGGGTCTCAGAGGTCCCAACGGCGCGGGGTGGTCACGCGACGCTTGTAGGTGGCTGTGTTGCCGCCCATGGGGCACTCACGGCCTACATGCTCAGGTCCGCGGTAGATCGAGCGGTCCACGTCATCATGGCCTAGGTGCCAAGGCATGCCCGGCTGGAGGAGGTGGCCGCAGCGCCAGCACGTGAACTGCTCGCCGGCGTCCATGCGGGCCTGATAGTCCGCACGTAGCTTCTGATGCTTGGCGCCCCACCCACCCCTGGTGGTGCTACCTGGTGGCTTGGGTCTCCTTGCCATGCGTCATCACCTACCTATGACGCAGTAGCTACTGGGTTGGTGCCTCGTGGTCTTGGCATACGAGCTCGACCACTGGGTCACCGTGGTCAGTGGGTACGGGACGCTCAGTGTCGGCAGGCTGAGGGCAACCGGGTTCGATGCACACTGGTTCGCTCATCGGTTCACGGCTCCATCACGGGTAGTGGCTCGGCATGGTCCAGCTCATACACGGGCTGACCCGGATCAGTCGAGCGCTTCACGTAGACCCACAGCGCCACGTTGTTCTGGATGTACAGGCGGTCATGGGCTGGCGAGGTGGTGGCTGTCTGGCCATCGAAGGGACCGCCGGTGAGCTGGGCATTCTCGGTGTACGCCAGCCCTCGGGTCTGGATGGACGTCCCTCTGAGTTCGGTCATGTTCCCACCTGGATGATGAAGGGCTGGGAGTAGGTGGCGTCCACTGGCCGGCCAACAGGGGCGTCGTCCAGTGAGCCTGTCATCGCCAGCTGAGGGTGGGCCTCGATGCAGTCGCGGCACCAAGTGTCACCGTGCCAGGCGTACAGCGTGCCGTCTTCACGGTTGCAGTACTCGCAGGCTTCGGTCACGGCTTGTCCTCGTCGCGGAGTTGGAACCTGCGGGCCCGCAGGCCGTGCTCGTCAGGGCAAGCACCAAGATGCCTGAGTCCACCGTGCGCTTCTCGAGGTTCGCCGCATCTCGCGCAGATGGCAGCCAAGCCTGGATCGGGTAGCCGTCCACCATGGGGACGTGGCTCACTCAACGCGACACACGCCCTTGGCAGGTGGCGATGGTGTACCCACCGTCCGAGGTGTTCTCGCTGACCACCACACCATCGACCATGATGCGGCAGGTCACCGAACCTAGACCCTGACCGTTCTGCACCGACAGGTACAGGACGTCACCCGAGTTGAAGGTGTAGGTGCCGGTGATCGGGAGCAGGCCGGTCTTCTGGGTCGTACCACCGGGGGCTTGGGCTGTGACCATGCCGGTCCTGCCAGAGCCGTACGCGGAGTCAGCGGAGGCTTGGTACACCACGGTGTGGGTGGTGGAGGTTGGGGTGGTGGGAGTTAAGCCGTCTGTGGCCCACAGTGCGACGCCGATGACGGAGACCGCGATCAGGGCCAGCAGCACGAAGGCGGCTACGACGAGGCGGTTGCGCTTCGCCGGCGGGCGTCCTGGATACGGCAGGAGCGGTCCGTCTGGTGTCCACTTGGTCTCGTGCTGCTGCGTCATGGTTGCCCCCTGTTGATGGGGGCTGTGACGCGTGCCCTGACCGGCCGGTTCCCTGGCTCCCCAAGGCGAGTGTGGCACCGAAGCGTGTTTAACACCAGAGTCTCGGGCTGGCGAGGTAGGGTTTAACACATGGCCAAGCGGAGAGTGATGATCGGGGTGAAGCTGTGGCCTGAGGCCATCGCCTACATCGACACGCTCGCCAAGGCTGAGAAGGTCAACCGCAGTGAGATGGTGCGGATCCTGCTCGCGGAGGCTGCAGCGGCGAGGCGTAAGCGCTAGCCGCGCCACCATCCCCGCTGCTCACGAGCGCCTGTACGGCTAGTCTCCCACGTCTCCACGAGTGGCCAGATCGCCGGCTCAGTCTTGGTGGGGCGGTGTCTGCCTCGGGACCAGCGGGGCCAACGCATCAGCGGACACGCTTGAAGGTGCCGTCTGGCTGGAGCTGCTGGACGGCCCCATTGGGCGAGATGATCTCGTCGAGCCTGGTCTCGGGCCGCAGTCCGAGGTCTCGTCTCAGCTCCGCTTGGAGCTGGTCGAGGTGAGCGTCGTGAGCCATCTCGCCACCCCCACCTTCAGACGGACGAGCCAGTGCTGTGGTCGCCTGTGGCGGCCCTGTTTCATCCACACCCCCAGTGTGGTTACAGGTAGTGATCAGACGAGGCGCAGTCGGCTGCCGCTCGGGCCACTCAGCACAGGTGCATCGTGCGTCGCTGTGCACCGCTCCCGGATGACCGGGGTGGCGGGCCTCGTCCTCTTACCCGCTCGTCAGCGGGAAGTTACATACCGAAGGCCCAGCTACTCAGGTGGTCTAGGTAGCCGGGCCTTCGGGTGATCAAGGACCGGCTCTTTCAATACGTCAGCCAGTCAAGCAGCAGAGTACACGACGGAGTGTCAATAGCGGGTGCGCATTAATCGGCGTGTTCACCCGGTCGTCAATGCGAGGGATGCCTCCCGTTCCCTGTACGCGGCGTACAGGGTTTTCCGCTCTGGCCCAGGCTCGATGATCAGATACGGCAGCATCACCTCATCGAGTGTCGTCATCTGCGCCTCGATGATCGCGAGTTGCGCCTCCAGCCACACCTTGGCCACCCGCCACGCCGTGCGCTCCGCCTGCTGCTCATCCGCGTACCGCTTCTGGATCTGCCGGTTCCGCAACTGCTTCACCAGCAGTCGGTGTACCGCATGGATGTCGATCGGCAGCGAGAACTCGCGAGGCCCGTGCGGGGTCTCCAATGTGAACTCAAGACCGACATGCTGCCCGTTCTCGAAGACCGCCGTAACCCGACTCGCACCATGCTTCGACAGCAGCGCGCTCATCTCACCAGCCGTCTTCGAGGCACCGACGGTCGTGGTGTAGTTGAGGGTGCCCATCAGGCCTTGGCCTCGGGTCCGAAGTAGTACTCAAGGGTGGCCGAGCGGGTGGCGTCACGCTTCGCTGCGAGTTCAGCGACCAGCTCGTCCGTTAGGTGGGGATTGCTGTCGGCAGTGCAGTCGTTGCCCGACAACTGGAACCACTCCGCCCACAACTCGTGGGCCGCCTTCTCGCGGTCAGTCCCAGCTACCGAGGGAGACCATGCGTACATCACGCAGACGTCCTCAGCTGCCGACAGCCGCGTCTCCAGTTCAGTGCGGGAGAGCGCTCCGTACTTGGTAGCGTTTGCCATATCGACTCCTTGTTAGTCGGTCACGCTCCGGGGCCGTTCGCGCGGTCGCCGGAGCCTCTCCTGAATTGTCTCACGATGCACGCTCCGCAGGTGCGTTCGCGGCGGCCAGTGCCACGAGGTCATCGAACAGGTACAGCCACTTGCCTTCAGCGTCCCGCTCATGGTCGGCCAGACGCTTCCGCTCGTGCCACTTGTCGATCGTCTTCTGCGCCACCGGTAGCCCGAAGCGGGACAGCAGCACCACGCCTTCCTTGGCTGTGACGAGCCGCCCGTACACCTGCGATTTCATCCACGCCACACGGCCCGCCACGTCGTACCCGACACCACACGGTCGGCACTCCACCGATGCAGCATCAGGCTTGGCGTACATGTCGCCTCCGCACTCGACACAAGGCCCCGCATAGATCCGCTCCGCTGGACGGTCCACGGCACGGCGTACGGCGTTGACGGCGTCGGTCAACTCCTCCACCGCCTCACTGCCGGCGCGATGGTGACGCAGCCACGTGACCTGGTTCAGCAGCCAGTAGGCCACGGCAGCAGGGTGGTCCTCGGGTAGGTCTTTGCCGCGCTCCTCCGCGATAAGGCGGCACCAGGTGTTCAGCAATCCTCGGAGCGCTGTGCCGAGCTCGGAGGCTTTGATGTTGAACGGGACCGCCTTCTCCCCGCCGCGGCCTTCAGGGTCGCTGTAGCGGGACTGGCGGGTCAGGACGGTGTCCAACTCGTCCCACAGCGCGGGGATGTCTCCCAGAGCCACGGAGAGCTTGTCGGCGCACCGCTGGCACGTGTAGCCGTCACCAACCGGGCGACCGCACCACTCGACCAAGCAGGGTTCGTTCATGCGTTCCCCTCGGTGAGTGCGTCGGTGTGGCAGGGGCAGGTTGGGTGCCCACAGGGCTCCTGTGGCAAGCGATTGCTAACGGCTTGGGATTCCGAACCGACCTCAGAGGACTCCGGAACCCCTGAAGTCGCGTCAGAGGCAGCCTGGGGGCCTTGTGAGGTGGCATAGCGGCCAGCTAGCGCGTCCGCATAGGCGCGGATCTGGCCCCGGGTGCCGATATCGGAGCGGCGACGCAGTTCGGCTGCGATCTCTTCAGCCGCTTCGGCTCTGCCGAGCTTCAAAGCGAGTCCACTCGCCACCCTCGTAGCTGTCTCGGTGAGTACCTTCACCTCAGAGGCGGTGTACGTGGGTTCGGCGTCAAGCGCAGGCGGGACGGTCTCCTTGCTGACCATGCCCGACGGCGGGGGCTTGAGTTCGGACGCTGGGGTGTTACCTGCGGCGTACCCGCCACGTGGCCAGTTGGTCATTCGGGGTCCCTCCTTCCGATCTCACGGCGTGCGGCGGCCTCGTCTTTGGTCTCCCAATGCCACTCAGGCAGCAGCCTCCAGTGGCACTTGTAGCCGCGCTGGTCGGCCATGATGATGAAGCAGGGCATGCACAGGATCTCGGCGTTGTCGGTCAGGCGAGGCTCGACCCGGACTACCGCGTTCCAGAACACGCTCTCCGTGAACCAGATTGGGTTGTTGCGGGTGCCGCAGTTGCTGCACGGCCCATCGCCACGGATGTGCTCAGGCAGCCTGCTCACTGCTCGTGCCTCTCGGGTCTCATGCCGAGCCTTCAACCCGGCGTCCCTGTTGGCGCGGAAGGCGTCTCGGTCACTCACAACGCCTCCCACGGGTCCACGGGACCGAATTTGGCCTCGTCGCATTCATGTCCGTCGTACTGCGGGATCTCCGCGTGGATCCAGCCGACGTCATCGACATGGCGGATGCCGTAGCCGCAATTCGCGCAGTCACCGATCCATGGGATCGATTCAGGCTTCACGTCAGCCATTGGTTGTCTCCTGTTCGGCAGGCTCGATCTGGTCCTCATGCGCGACGAACCACAGCGGCGAGAAGCTGCCAGGCTCCGTCTTCCCCGGGTTCTCGTCGAGGCTGTAGAAGTCGCCTGATTGTCCGATCCAGCCGACCTGCCGCATCGTCAGACGGAAACGGCGTCCATCGCTCCACTCGTCGATGACGGTTTGCTCGGGACCTTCGGCGTGCATCGGTCGGTTCGGACGGGTCATTTCGGTGCTCCTCGGGTTGCTCACTTGGTTGTCTCCTGTTCGGCGTAGGGGGTGGCGGGCTTGCGATCGATCGCAGATACCCAAGCGGCAGCGACAGCCAGGACATCCACGAGCTCGGCGCGCAGGTTCCCAGTCGGCCCGTCGTAGGTGAGCGCGTTGGCTACCTCGCCGATCTCCTCCACGAGGATCGACAGCCAGCGAGGAGAGCCCGGATGCTCGGCCTCGATGGAGTTGTCGCCATGCTTCTCGTGGGCCTTCAGGCGCGCATGCAGCACCTCGCGGTACAGCGCGTGGTCGTCGCGGTAACAGTGCATGTCGTCGCTCATTCGGTCTCCTCGGTGTAGGGGCCTGCGAGAGCGTGTGTGAAGTCGAGAACGCCCTGCGAGAGACGCTTGGCGGTGGCCTCGCACTGCTCCTCGCGGACCTCGATACCGACTGCGCGGCGGCCTAGGTTGCGTGCGGCCACGAGGGTCGACCCGGACCCGGCGAACGGGTCCAGCAGCGAACTCGCCTCACGGCACCCGTACTGGATCAGCCGATCCAGCAAGCCGACTGGCTTCTCGGTGGGGTGGATGCCGCCCCGCACCGATTCGAACTTCTGCACCGAGCGCGCTAGGCGTAGACCGTCGTCGACATACAGGCTCGCCTCGATTGCTCCGGTGTGGCCGCTGGACTTCCGCTTGGTGTCACCGCCGCGCTTGGCGGTCGCTGGAACTCTCGGGACGTCATGGTGGACGTTGCCCCAGTCACCCCGGTACCAGTGCAGCGCATGCTCATGCACACGCTTGAACCGGTCCGACGCGAACCCGGTCCCGTTGTTCTTCTCCCAGACCACATCCTGCGAGAGGTTCCAGTACGGGTCGAACTCGCGGAACCGGTTGAGGAACATGCGCATGGAGCCGAAGCACCACATGGCCTCGCTGTAGTCCGCCATCACGGCAGGCCAGCCATCGGGCCAGCGGTCCCAGGCGATGCTCGTCTCCTCGTACGGCGGATCAGCCACCACGAGCGCGAACGACGTGTTCAGTTGCGGCAGCACCTCACGGAAGTCACCGAGGTACAGCTGCACTAGATCGTCGGCGTAGTAAGGCTCCATTTCAAGCGTCCTCAGGGTCGGTGTAGGGGCCTGCGTAGTCAGCGGCGGTCATGCGGGCCTTCGAAACGTGCGCTCGATCTGCCGCATGTCGCGCTCCGGTAGCTCGAGCTCTGCGGGCTTCAACTCGCCGTCAGCGATCGCCTGCTGCACACCCGCCCACCAGTCCCGGTAGGCGCCTGTGTCATCCGGGTCCAGATCGGCCGGCGGAATGATGGGGCCGAACTCCGCGATCCGCTTGGCCCGGATCTTCTTCACCTCGGCGATGATTTCCGCGGGTGACACCCACGGCTGCTTGCGCGCTACCCGCGTCACGGCGTCCTTCGCGTCGACGAACCGGATGTCTTCGAGCAGCAGCCCCCAGGCGTCGGGCGTGTACTCGTCGAACTTCTGACTGGGGCAGCAGGCCGCGGTGAACCGGCACAGGGCTACGGCCTCTTGAGGTGTCACTGGACGATCTCCAATCGCTGCTGGGCGCGGTCCATTGCCCGGTCGAACAAGCCATCGGTCTTGGCTTGCTTGCCGTAGGGGTTTTTGGGTGAGTTCCCCCACTTAGCGTTGTTGCGCAGCCAGTTGTTGAAGGCGGCGTCGAAGTCCTTCCACACCGGACCTTTGGATTTGTCGTAATCCCTGAATTTCTCAACCTCGGCAACGAGGTCCAGCTCGAGCTCGGTGGCCATTGCTGCGTGCTTGTCGTTCGGGTGCCAGTCGTCAGGGACATGACGCTTGCGGCTACCCGAAGGGGAGCTGGAGCGTGGAGTTGGAGTAGGAGAAGGAGTAGGGAGTAGGGGGGTAGCCACCGGGGTGGTGGACCTCTGGCCCCTGGGGTCATCAGGGGGGTCATCAAATGGGTGGTAACCGGGGTGATCACCCAGGTGGTCAACTGGGTCTACGGACGGGTTGGTGAGCAGTTCGTCTGCGTACTTCCAGCCCTTCATTTCAGGTGACTCGGATTTGAGCCGGAGCAACTCGTGGACGACAATCCCGCGCAGCGATTTCGAGGCTATTGACCCGTACGAACGGACCATTGCCGCGGCGACCGTCGGCTGTTCCATGAACCCGTCATTACGGATGAAGGAGCGCAACAGGACTTCCTCCGTCTCCTCGTCGATTGCGACATAGAGACGCTCAGCCAGGACGTCGCCGGCCATCTGGACGGATGACGCGGGCCAGCTGGCAGCCGATGCGGCGATACGTACCGGGCGCCAGTCAGTGACGCCGCAGTAGCTGAGCCCGTTCGAGGTCAGCAGTACGAAGTAGAGATGCTGGGCCATCGGGGGAAGGCAACGGAACTCATCGTCTGCCCAGATGCTGGTCTTGACCCGGGCGTAGGTTCTCGCCATCACGCACCAGCCTTCTTGTTGAGGTACGGCTTGCATTCCTTCAGCAGCCGATCCTCGAGCGCGTACGCCTCCTCTCGGCTGGCGCACGGGTACGCGACCCACACGGCGATCGGCTTCTTGTCCCGTAGGTGCCGCTTCAGGCGTGCGGAGAAGTCGCCTGTGCTGCCGACATAGCAGGGAGTGTTCGCGGCGTCATAGAAGATGTAGACGACGCTCTGGCCTCGCCGGGGCATGGGGTTCTCGTCGCTTGGCGTGTAGCTCACCCAGTCAGGAATGGCGTCGTGCCAGTGCGGGTCATAGTTCGTCCATGAACCGTGCGGTCCGGTCGGCACGTACTTGAGGTCGGCCGCCCAGAGGTCCAATGCCGTGTCGCTCATTCGACCGTCTCCTCTTCGTCGTCTTCATCGACTGCTTCGTTGATCTCGAGTTGCCGCAGCGCCTGCATCTGCGGGTCTTCCATCTGGGGTGGGATCGTGCGGAACCAGGAGCTGGCGCCGAACCTCTCCGCTGTCAGGTCCTCGACCAGCCGCCGCCGGCCGGGGTTGGCCATGGGTGAGGAAGGGTCGGTCACGCAGACCTCCCGGAGCATGCCAACGGCTGATCCACCCAGGCATGCGCCGGGTGCTGTTCAGGTGTGGCGCAGCGCCTCAGGTGGACCGGGTCGTGGAAGCCGCCACCGAACGTGTGGTCGCCGTTGTGGTTCAGGTAGTACCGGCACTGCTGGCCGACGCTGAACACGGGGCACGGCTCGCCTGTGGACAGCGGGAGCTCGAGTTGGATCACGCGGCCACCTCCACGAGTGCGAGCAACTGGGTCCCGATGAACTCCGTGTACGCCGGTGGGATCGATTCACAGACCTCGCGAACAGTCCGCATCCACGGCGTACCCATGGCCTCTGCCGCGGCCTGCTGCCAGGCACGTGAGTGCTTCCCGCCGGTGATCGTCATGAACGGTCGGGCGGGGGTGGGCAGGTAGCCGTTGCGGGTGCACAACTGCTCGTGGTCCCAGTGCAACGGTCGCTCGATCGGAAACGAGGTCTCGAAGAGTCGGTGCCGGTACATCTTGAGCCCGAACATCGGGCCGCAGAGCATGATCGGGTCGATTAACTCGGGTCGGGCGGCCTCGACGTTCTCGATGATGTACGGCTGCCCTGTGGCGATCAGCGCGTCCCTGGCGGGGGCGATGAGATCGGGGTACTCCTTGTGGTTGTAGGCGTTCAAGGGGGTGTAGAGCTGGCATGGCGGGCTGGCGTGGCGTACGGCGGTCACGTGGGCGTTCTCGGCGATATGCTCCAGCGCGTCGGCTTGGACGAACTCGTATGGGTAGTTGGGTTGCGGGTCCTTGTCGATCCCGACGACTCGGAAGCCGGCATCGTGATAGCCCCGGCCAGCGCCGCCAGCGCAGCAGAAGTAGTCGAACATCAGCGGCGTCACCCGGTCTCCCCGAGGTAGGGGATCCGGGAGCCGTCTGGCGACAGCAACACCCAGCCGTGGAAGGTGTGCACAGGCTGCTCGGCGGGGTTGTCGATGCGGTACACGATCCAGCCGCTGAGGCGTGCAAGGGTGCGGTTGTGGTGCGCCCAGCCGTGGCAACCGGTGGTGCCGGTGCCGCACAGCCGGATCATGTTGTCCGCGTCGTCCAGACCGCCCTGGCTTCGAAGCTTCCGATGATGGAGCGACGAGGGGATGTTGACGATCGACACCCCGCAGCGTTGGCACTGGTGGCCGTCACGGCTGCGTACGAGCGCTTTGCCGTCCATCAGACCCCCTCGTGCTGGTTGGTACCGGACAGGTTGTAGGCCACGCTGACGGAGCGCAGAAGAGCCATCGCGATCATTGCCTGATCCCTCACGGTGCGGTGGTGGTCGAGCGCTCCCTCGCGGGCAGCTACCTTCAGGTCGTAGGTGCGCTGCTGGTTGGCGCACTGGTCGTCGATCCACTGCTTGCGTTCGTCGACCGTGGCTGCACCGCGAGCCACCCGCGGGCAGTCCTTCGAAAAGCCTGCCTGCCGACGTGCGGCTTCGTAGTCGTGCTTGGCGGACACCTCGTCGTCGCGTGCACGGCGCAGGAAGAGTTCGGCTCTGGTCATCTCCGAGTCGAGCCAGACCAGCCGCCGCTCTGCCGCTACAGGGGTGAGCGGGTGGCCGGGAGTGCTCTCGTAGCCGGGGTCGGTCATGAGTACTCCCGGAAGGGCGAGGGAAGCCGCGCTCCACAGCGGCAGGAGTGTCCTCCGGTGTGCTCGACGTGGATGCAGGAGTGGCCGACGTGGCCGTACAGCACACGGTCTCTCCAGGCACGCCAGCCTCCGCTGGACCACTCAGTGGAGCATCGCTGCAGAAGTCTCATGCGCTCCATCAGTGACCCGTCCTTTCTGACTCGTCCAGCGTCTCCAGGTAGCGCGGCTCGTCCAGTCGCTGCTGGAGGTTGTCTGCAGCTACCCCCTCACTGGTTGGGGGTACGACAAACCACGAGCTGGGGACGAGCTTCGGCAGGGTCCGATGCTGGCCGTACCGCAGGTCGGGGTCCTTGCTGCACTCGTGCACGGAACCGAAGACCGTGGCGTCACCTTCGCGGGAGCAGCCGCAACGCTCACTCATGAGGCTGCCCTCCGCAGTCGCGACCGTTGCACTCGGCTACAGGGGCGGGGTCGTCAGAAGGCCGCTCGTCCACTAGGTGCAGCGGCTCCAGTCCGCAGTGAGCCTCATGCGGCCACTCACCGCCGCCAGCGCAGTTGCAGTGGTCGACGACCTCGCAGACATACCCAGCGAAGACCACGCGCTCAGCCATGACGGTTCACCTCTGCCTGCTCCTCGCCGGTCACAGGACGCTCCCTTGCGGGTCGTGGTCATCGCCGAGATCCGCCGTCGCCACCTCGTCGAGGATGCGTGCCGCAAACGCTGCGCCCTCGACGTTGGTGCGTGCGAGCAGACCCAGCGCGCTGAACATGTGCCAGAAGCGCCGGGGCATGTAGGTCCTGTCGTCCAGCACGCGCGCCTTCGCTGTGTCTCTCAGGTCGTCGTAGCGCTCCTGCGAGATCGCACCGGTGGGGGCGAAGGGATCTACCAACTCGGCACTCATGAGGAGACCTCCGCTTGAATTGGCTCCCATTCACCAATGCGAGTCTCGACCTCGCGCATCATGAGCGTGCCGCCATTACTGGAGAAGAACTGCGCTTCCTGCAGTGACGCACACACCACCATCTCTTTGCGCTTGGTCGGCGCGACGAAGCCGTACTCGTAGCGAATCTGCAGGGTTCGCTTGGGTCGCGTGCTCATGCCCCCGCCTCACTCTTCAGGTGGTCGGCGTAGTCGAGCAGCCGCTGCGCCGGGGCTTCCATGAAGTGCTCACCGTTGGTCCAGTCCGTGAAGTCGACCTGTACCGCAGTCGCATCCAGCTCGCCAGGATGGTTCGCCTTCCACGCCTCAGCGACGGTGATCCGCGCCGCGACGATCGGATCCGGCGGTGGGGCGTAGGAGCGCTCGTACGTTCCCTCGTCCGGGTCCGGCTCGTCGGTCGGGATGCACAGCGCTTGCAGCAACGCGATCCGGTAGGCGACACTCATCGCCTTCGCGGTCCCCTTATCGCCGTTGTCCATCGACTCCCCGGGAACGGTCACCTCGATCTTGTCGCCGGCGGGTCCGACGAAGGTGTAGCGCACCCGCACCGTGACCTCACGCGCTGGCTTGTCGCGGCTGGTGCGGACGTCGCGGTAGGAGACGTCCAGCAGTTCGGGCAGCAGCAGCACGTGGTGCTTGCGGAGGACCGGGCCGACAGCGTTCACGACGGCATCGACGCCACGGAACGAGTAGTTCTGGTCGGTGTTGCGTCCGGTCTTGCGCACCGCGAGTACGTCGGTCATCACCGAACTGAGTGCGGCGTAGATGTTCTGTACCTCGGTCATAGTGATGTCCTTGCCGCTGCTAGTAGGTTCTCGTCGGTGCACTCGGGTGCGGCTTTGGGTGCGGCGTACACAGCCATCTGCCGTTCACGCCGTAACGGCGGGCCGGGCTTGTCCGCGTGCGGACGCAGCTTCCTGGTCATGGCGCCACCTCCGTGAACGTGAGCTCGAGGAAGCAGGCCACACCTTCGATACGGTGCACGTCGTCGGCGATGCTGTAGCTGACCTTCTTCAGGTAGCGAGACGAGTCATCGGCGAGCAGGCCGGCGGACACACAGCCGTCGATCGCGGCCTTGACCGTAGGGTGGATGTTCTCGGCGTCGCGGCGCTGCCGGTTCCCCCACTTCGCGACCACCTCAAGGGTTGCCGCTGGCATCAGTTGGACCCGCTGGTGCTTGGCCATGATCCACGCCATGTCCCTGATGGCCCGGGTGTGCCTGGCTTTGGTGGCCCAGTGAAGTCTTTGGTTGCTGGTCATCAGCACGTCTCTGCTGATCGCGAGGCCGACGGTCACGCGCTCCACTTCGCCACCCGCTTCCCTGCATCAGTGAGGTTCCAGCCGTCCTCGTCCCACTCCACGAACCCGTGACGCGCCAGCGCATGCATCGTGTTCGGATGGACCGACGGCTCTACCTCTTCCGCGAGCTGCCGTACGGCGGTCTGTGCGGGCTTGGAGAGGCGCTTCCAGATGCGCTGTGCGATCAGGACCTCGGCGAGCAACGGCACACCCTCTCGGGTTTGCATCTCGATCTTCCAGTCGCTCATCGGGTTCCTCCCCTGTCGGTTGATGTGAGACCCCGCCTTGCCCCAGATGGGACGGGGTGGGCGATGGACAGTTAGTTGCCTAGGGCATCACCAATCCCAGCCACGCACCATCGAACTCACCTCCGATCGTCAGGTCGGTTGGCCCGGATGATTGCCGTCCGGGCAGCTGTGGCGTCCGCGGTCGACTGCGGGTCCGGGTCCTCGAACGGCGCGGGCCAGATCACCTCACGCAGCGCGAGACGCAAGCAGTGGAGGCGCTCCCTCATGGCCGACACTCGCCCGCGTGGCCGTCCGACATGCGGCAGTTCTGGCGCAGCGAGCAGAAGCGGGCGACCGCGCCCAGGCGCAGCTGCTCCTTGATCTGGTAGGCGGCCATGTGGAGCGCCTGGCCGATCGGCGTTGCTCGCCCGTCGTCCCAGTGCGTGGCGGCGTGCTCCAGTTGCTCGGCGAACAGGGCCGGATCGTCCAGCCGCAAGGTGATCCTGGGCATCTACATCGCGTCCTGTTCGTGCTCGTGGCTGGTGTCGTAGCCGAGGGACTCCAACGTCTTCTCGGTCTGCTCTGCACGCAGCCGCTCGTTGTGCCGCCAGTAGGCCATGACTACGGGCACGGCCAGCAGTGAGATGACCACGAACCAGAACGCCACGGCCTGCAGGAAGGCGAGGGCTTTCATGACGCACCTCCGAGGTGGCTCCACTGGAGTCCGTTGACAATCAGCCAGATCCGCGACGGCGCGACCTCGTACTTGCGAGCCAACTCAGCCTTTGTGATCCCCCCACCGGCGAAGAGGGTTCGGATCTCGATCACCTGCGCATCGGTCAGCTTGGCTTGGTGGTTGCGCTCACCCATTTGGTGAGTACCATCCCGGAGCTTGTCGCCCATGTTCTCTGCGTGGGTTGCCCAGCGGAGGTGAAGCGGGGCTACGCAATGCGTGTTCCTGCAGGAGTGTGCCGCTTCGCAACGTTCAGGATCGGCCGGCGGACCTTCCGCGTAGAGCAGCGCTACTCGGTGCGCCATGATGGGCTTCTTGTTGATGATGAGACGCCCATAGCCACCCAGCGACTTGCTGCCAAGCCAGAGCATGCAGCCGTTAGCGTCAGGTAAGGCGACCCTGTCCCAGTACCACGCGAGCTCCCCGCGCCCGACGTACTGCTGCTGCTTCCCCGGAGTTGGTTTAGCGGCGGCCACAGCCTTGGCGTTCGCGGCCTTGCACGGGTCACACGCCTGTTCCCCGTTGGACTTGTGCCGCTTGTAGGCGGCGAGGGTGCCGCATGGCTTGACAGCCCTCATCGCTCGCTCCTCACGTAGGTGCCGACGAAACGGAACGGGGCGGGTTCGACCACTGACCGGAGGTGCCGGCGGCGGGCCTCGTACTCGGCACGGACCGCGGCGGCGTCTACCGGTTCGGTCGGGTCACCGGCGCGTACCAGCTCCTGCATTCGGGCTACGGCGGCTTCGTAGCGGCGGTCGCGGATCAGGTCTGCTACGGACAGGACGGTCATGACGCGTCCGCCTTCGCGTGGTGAGCGAGGAAGCTGGACAGGTGGCGTGCCTGCTCGCTACTGATCGCGACACTGCGTTCCTTGGTGCTGACCAAGAACTGCCCCTCGTCGCCCGTGGCAACGACGAGGTCGGCGTCGTCGGCGTCGTAGGGAGCGACAGTGTCGTCATCCCAGAGGCGCAGCGTGAAGGTTCCCTTGCTCATCAGTTAGTCCCTTGGATCGTGGTGAATGTCGTGGATGTACTTGCTGTGCAGGGGATCGGGAGGCGGTGGCTTCGGTACGTCGAACACGATTCGCGTGTCGCCACCGTGGCCGTGGATCGCTTCCACGTGGCGAATGTCCGTGTAGATGCACACCGAGGGAGTAGCGGACAGCCACACGAGCACGACCGTGTCTCCTGACGTGCTCTCCCACCCTTCAGCCACCAGCCCGACCCCCGACACATTCGAGTGGTCGATGTCGCGGTAGACCTTGAACGCGTGGCCGGTCATGCCGCGGCCTTCCTCTTGCGTGGACCGCGGGCTGCGTCCCGGCTGGCCCTGCATGTCCTGCACGAGCGACTCCCGCGCCAGATGTAGACGTTCTCTACAGTGAACGGGTTCGGCGCGTTCACTCCGGTACTCGCTTGCTTGGCCGGCCAACGGCGTCAGTGACACCGGTAGCGACCTTGGCCCGCCTACCCGTGAACCCGCAGCACTCGGTACAGGGGTACGAGCCTTGACGCTGATTGCGGGTGCAGTCCGAGCAGAACCAGATCGCAGCCGACTGGCGGGCGCTCATCGCCAACTCCCGGCCCGCCAGAGCATGTACAGCGCAGCGATGGCGGCGACAGCGATGGCGGTGTACAACAGGCCGGTCACGCGAGGATGTCCATCACGGCATCGGCGATACGGGCACGGTTGGAGTAACCCAGCCTGCGCGCATCTTCGTTGTAGGGGAGGTCTGCCAGGCGCTCGATCAGCTGAGCGTGCAGCGCTTCCCGGTCGATTGCTGGTGTGGCTCCCTCACCGGCGCGTAGGCGTCGGACCTCTGCCGCGAGGTAGGTGGCGACCGTAGGCCAGTGGCCAGCATTGCCAGAGTCGGCGGCGGACAAGGCGATCTCGACGAACCCGCGCTCCTCCTCCGTCCAGTCCTCCAGGTGGGGCGATGACGGGGCGGGGTTGCCTGCCGGAATCGAACCGGCCTCGCCCGCTGCAACGGCGGGTTCACCAGAGCCCGCCCCGTCATCGGTCAGGTGGGGCAGTGCGGCTTCCAGGGGTACGCGCACTTCGTTGCGGTAGTACTCGCGGCTCTCCGGCTTGAGGTTCTCCCATGACACCCACGGGTACCGCTCGCGATGGAGCGCCCGGGCTGCTGCCTCTACAGCTTCGCCTGAGAACGTCATGACTCCACCACCTTGTCGAGAACCAGGAACGCGGGCCGTCCGTACATCACTCGCGAAACCCAGGTGAGCGCCTCGTCGACACACTCCGGGCGGTCACAGACACGGGTAGCTGCGTGGGCCTCGTCGGACATGCCGTGCTGCTGGGAGGTCACCGTTGCGGTGCGCGGCAAGTGATCGCAGGGGTTCACCGGGTCTCACCGCCGACCGGGACGACCTTCAGACCGGCGACCGTGGTGCGGACGACACCGAGCACGCGATCCTTCAGCTTCTTGCGGCCGTCCTTGCTGTGCCGCCACCACCGCCACAGGTAGTACGCGCCGACCATCGCGATGATCGGGACCGTCTTGCCAGCGGCAACCGCAAGCACATCCGACACCACGTACAGCACGCCGATGACGGCGAGCCACACGGAGCGGAGGTGTCGGTACGCCTGCCATCCGGTCCCGCAGTCGCACTGGATCTTGCGGGGCTTCCCGAGCATCTCGAACATCGACAGCGCGAAGGCGGGCGTCCAGACGATCCACGAGACGAGCCACAGGGCGCTCACTTGGCTCGCCCCCGCCGGCGGACTGCACGGACAGTGGTGGTCATGCTGACGACCAGCAGCAGGAAGGCGTACACCTTCGGACTGCAGGAGTCCTTCGGCTTGCGGCCATGCCCGTTGCGGCCCATCAGGGCACCAACGTCAGGTGCACGGCGTACGCCAGGATGGCGATCGTGGCCGCGGGCAGCCACAACGCGGCGGCTGCCTTGCCCAGCCACTTCCACGCGGCGGTCATCAGTGCGCGCCGAACAGGAACATGCCGGCGATGAACACGGCCTCGAAGAGGACCACGAACGCGGCAGAGCCTGCGGTGATCGGCTTACGTGGCTTGCCGACGTACGCGACGGTGAGGACCGCGTTCAGAATCCACCACGCCACTACGAACCAAAGGAACCAGTTCATTTCCGGTAACCTGTCTCTTGTAGGTGGCCCGGGTTTTCTCCTAGCGGTGGAGCCCGGGCTGCTTCTTTGTGTTGTCTGCTTGGAATGCCGACCGGTCGCGCGTCGTAGGGAGCCCCGAGGGGGTGGGAGGCAGCCTCTACACGGCCGGTCGGCAGTACTAGGAGGCTTTCGCCGGCTGTTCGGAAGTTCGGAACAGGGCTGCGAGCCGTGCGCGCTGGGCGGGGGTCAGGGGCGGGGCGGCTGCGACGAGAGCGGCGATCCGCTCATCGGCGGTCACTTCGGCTTCCCCGTCTTCGTGCCACGGCCACCCTTGCTGCCGCCCTTGGGGGCCTTCGGGTTCTGCGGCTTCTGGGGTGGCGGGTTGTTCTTGCGGCCACCGAAGACCCCCATCAGGACGCCTTCCGCTCGAAGTCGTCGACGTCGAGCTCGAGCACCTTGGCGAGCGTTGCCAGGAGCGCCGGGCGTGGCACGATCTCACCGCATTCGATTCGGCTGAGAGTGCTGTAGTGCACCGACGTTCCAGCAGTCCCGCACTCGTCAGCCAGCTGCCGAAGGGTTAGGCCATGCTCGAGGCGAGACCGGAGTACGGCACTCCCCTGCGGCTTGCGCCTGCTTGTTGCGTCCTGATGCATGGTGCGAAGCTAGCACTCTGCACAACAGACCGCAACAGTGCACAACAAATCACCCCGAGTGCTTGCCATTCAGTTGCATGGTGTTGCATGCTGTTGCGTGATGACAGGACCCCCCGAGAAGGCCCCTGGACCCCGGGCCGCAGCACACCTAGAGGCCGCCATCGATGCGCGCCGGGTCGAGCTACGCATGTCATGGCGAGAAGTCAGCACAGCGGCCGGTATGTCCTACGAAGGACTGCGCGCAATACGCAAAGGCGATCGGCATCCGAATGCTGTCACCAGGGGTCGCATAGAAGATGCCCTCCACTGGACCCCCGGGTCCATAGATGCCGTGCTGGCCGGCGGACAACCCACGCCAGCGGAACCCGAGCGGCCCGACTACGACGTCGACGAGCTCAGGGAACTACGCGCTCAACTGAACGCGGTCATCGACCGCATCGAAGAGATCCAGCGGCGGCGAGGTAACCGGAGCTAGGGCCAGGCCCCGGACTCCCTCTAACTCAGCTGCTCGATCAGCAGGTCCAGCTTGTCGCGCGCTCGGACGGCGCTACGCCTTGCCTGCTCGAGAAGGTCACCCCAGTCACTTTCTTTCCCCTCTTCGTCCATCCCTCGTAACTCTCCCGTCACCGGCTCGTTGGACTGAACGGCTGGTACCGGGCTTCCACCCCGTGGTGCTCGGTACCAGTCCTACCGTTGGAACGTCACAATCTGCTACGGCGGGGATGGTCTCATTTCGGCCACGACCGATACTCGCCGGTCACGGCAAGTTCAACTATCGCCAGGTAGTGGTCAGCCGCTCGGCTGCCGCCGCGAGCTTGTCGTCAGGCGTCGACGAACGATGCAGCTTGACCTTCACCGGCGGGCCGACCTTGATCTCGGCGAACAGCGTCGTCAGCACCTCGCGCTGGCCGGCTACAGGCAGCGCCTCGAACGCGGCCCGTACATCACTCGCGTTCACCAGCTCGACCAGGACGGCGGGGACTCCAGCAATCGCCCGTCGACGGCGGGCATCCTCGATCTGCGGGACGAGGTCACGTTCGATCACGGCCAGGCTGGCAGGGCTCGTCTCGCCCGCGGTCGCGGACCTGCGGAACCCGTCCAGCCGCTGCTCCAACGTGGCCAGTTGTTCCTCTGCCCGGCTCCGTTCGGTGTCGTCCGCAACGAACAGATCCTTCGCGTCGTCACGCATGAACCGCGCCACCACCAGGCGGGTCAGGTACTCGTCGACCTCCCACTTCCCGATGCTGACACACCCGTCCTTGGTGCACCGGTACTTGGCCTTGAAGGTCTTCCGCGGGGGCACAGCCTGCATCAGGGCGCCGCACTTGGAGACCATCAGGTAGGAGGCGAGCCACTTCTTCAGCCCCGGCTTGGTGGTCATCCGGTCGGGTTCGTCGAGGACCCGGTTGGCGGCGTGCCACTCGTGCTCGGTGACAAGCCCGTCCCACACGCCGTCACGAAGCTCCTCGGCGAACAGCCGCTTGCCCATGTAGGCCGGGTTGCGGACCAGCTGCCGGATCGCCTGCCGGGTCCACTCCCCACCATCGGGGGCCTTCAGCCCGCGGGCGTTCAGATCCTTCACGAGCTCGGAGATCGGCGTCGACCTGGCGATGCGCCGGATCACTTCGGCCGCGACAGGACCAGTCACCGGGTCAGCAACCTGTACGTAGAAGTCGGCCCACAGCATCTTCACCGGACGGGTCACCACTTCGGGGTCCTTGAGTTGACGCACGTACCCGTACGGGGTTCGCCCGTGAGGGGTAGCGCCGCCCTTGCGTGCCGCGGCCTGCCGTACGCCGCGCAGTACACGGTCGGAGGTCTTGTTCGACTCGGTCGCGCCGTCGAGCAGCATGCGACCTAGCCGGTCGTAGTGGCTGGTCTTGCGAGGGTCGAACAGCTCTTCCTCGACGATGAGGTAGATCAGTACGTCGTTGTCCCGGCACAGGTTCAGCCACGTGAACCCGTCGACCGGCTCCCGGGATCCACGGGTGACCTCCCACACGATCAGTACGTCGAGCTTGTGTGCCTCGAGGTCTCCGGCCAGCCGGTGCCAGTCCGCGCGCTTCTTGGTGGCGAACCGGGACGCGCTCGAGCCGTCGTCGTACGTGCCGGCGAGTACCCAGTTGCGCTCGTCGATGACTTCTGTACCGAGCTCGACCTGGTCGTCGACGGACTTCTGCTTGCCCTTGGACTCGCGCCCATAGACCCCGGCTCTGAGAGGTGTTGCGCTAGACCGCATGGCGTGTACTATACACGGCAGTGGCGGTTAATCTTCAGATCCCCCGCCACTCCAGGTAGATCAATCGGCAGCCTCAGGTATAAGGGTAGCCGCAACAGGAGGGTCCACATGTCGAGCGGCAAGAGGCCGTACATTCCCGCAGCCGTCAGGCGCGAGGTGTTGCGCGAGGGCTCATGCGCCTACTGCGGTGAGAGCTTCTTCTCGCTGACGGTCGACCACATAGTTCCATTCAGCAGGGGCGGTGGTGACGGCCGGAAGAACCTGACCGCTGCCTGCGGCCCTTGCAACATGGAGAAGCTCGACTTCACACCTGATGAATGGAAGGCGTGGCGTCTCGAGATGGGCTATCCATGGCCTCCGAAGAGCAGGTCCGACTTCATCACGGAGACCCTCCGCAAGCATTGGCCGCAGTACCTCGCCGAGAAGGCGGCGGAGGAAGCGGCTCTATCCAATCAGCAGCAGGTAGGGGAGACATCATGACCGACTCACCGCAGGACCCGGGCCAGTACCCGCGCACCATCCGACCCGGTGACCCGATCCCGCCGGACTCGGTGATCGGCAACTCCGGGCTGTGGGAGGGAGAGTTGCGCGACGACGAGCCCGACCTGCTCGGCCCGGTGACCGCGTGGCAGTCGATCCCGGGGGCTGTGCGGGTGGCGGTGTGGCTGTGGTCGATCGCGACCATCGTTGGGTGTGTGGCCGGTGTGGTTGTCGGGTTCGCGTTCCTGGCGGCGTCCTGATGGCGCAACCACTCACCCTCACCGAGATGGCGGATGAGGCGCAGAGCTACCTCGACAAGATCGAGACCGCCGACAGCTGGTGCTTCAACTCCACCGAGCTCGCCGTGCTGGAGGACATCCTGGAGTTCGTCATCCAGCAAGCCGAGAAGCGTGAGCGGCGGCGGGACCGGAAGCGGGACGGGACGTGCACCTGTCCGACCGACCACGACGTCACTCCTCACATGCGGGATGAGACCGGCCAGCACCTGTCCGGCTGTCCCGTGAGCGGCAAGTCGTGAGGCGTCTGGCTGGAGCGGCGCTCGCCGTCCTCCTGCTGGCAGGCTGTGCCGCCGAAGCCCCAGCCACCGACATCACGGTCACCAAGTTCGTGGACGGTGACACGATCACACTCTCGACGGGGGACACGGTCCGGTTCATCGGTATCGACACCCCGGAGCGTGGGGTGTGCGGCTACAAGGAAGCGACCGCGGCCCTCAAGAAGATCGTGGACGGCAAGCCCGTGGTGCTGGCCGGCGGCGCACGCACGGACAAGGACCGCTACGGAAGGATCCTCCGCTACGTCTCCGTGGACGGTAAGGATGTGGGCCTGCAGATGATCCAGGGCGGGTGGGCCATAGCGAGGTACGACTCACGTGACGGGTACGGTCGGCACCCGCTGCAGACTGAGTACATCAGGGCGGATGCCCAGACACCTAACCATTGCGAGACGAAGGCGGCAGGCTGATGAGCGCAGCGGACGAGATCGCCCGGGCCGTCGTGGCCAAGGCTCAGCGTAAGGCGGACAACGCGATGCTCGGGGCGGTGGCTTGGAGCATCTGCCTAGGCCTGCTGAACACCCTCCTACTGGTGGCTGTCCTGCTCGTGGTGATCCTGTGAGCTGCGAGCAGGAGGACTGTCCGTTCTGGGACGGCCACGGCTGCCCGTGCGAGGTGCTCGATATCAGCGAGGAAGCCCGCGAGCAGGCCAAGCGTGATCTGGAGGCGTACTGATGGGGCAGCGCATCGTAGGTCAGAAGGACCCGGTCGGGTACTGGCTGCTGGGGTTGTTCTGGGTGCTGCTCATCGGCGCTGGCCTTGTCGGGCTACTGCTCGTGCTCACCTGGCCCCGCTAGCGCTACTGTTGTAGGTCAGCGGGTCACCGACCCCACAAACAGAAAATGCGCTCCAGCCCTTGTCGGGGACTGGAGCGCGTAGCCGAACTGACTTAGAGGAGAGTTCGACCATGACGAACGATAGCAACAGAGGCCACCGATGAGCCGCGAGGTACGGCGGGTACCGGTTGGCTGGAAGCACCCGCTGGAGTACAACCCGCACTGGGAGTTCCAGGCATCCACGCCGTACGGGCGGAACAAGCCCGTCTCGTGGCTGCACGCCCCGGACGAGCGGTTCGTTCCGCTGTACGGCGAGCAGTACACCGTGGCCCACCAGGAGTGGGAGGCCGAGAAGATCAAGTGGGAGGCCGGGGAGCACGAGAGCCTGCGCTGGTCGCTGGAATACCACTCCGCTGAGGGCTGGGTGAACCACAAGGGCGAGCGGGAAGCTCCGAAGCCGTACAAGGTGTACGCAGAGGACGGCAACACCGTCGTTCGCGAGTTCTTTCCGACCACGGTCGAGGAGATCATCGCGGTCTACCCGTACAGCGAGTACGCGGGTGAACCCACACCCGAGACCTACTTCCCGGACTGGGGCATCCCGGAGGATGAGCTCGGCTGGTGCCTGTACGAGACGGTGAGCGAGGGCACCCCATGTACCCCCGTGTTCGCCACTTCGGAGGCGCTGATCGAGCATCTGTGCATCATCGGGCAGGACTACGATCAGGTCCCGATGCGCCGGGATGCTGCCGAGACGCTGGTCCGCAACGGCCACTCGATGGGTTCGATGCTGGTCGTCGGCGGCACGCTGTACAAGTCGGACATGGACGCCGACCTGATCGACGCCTTGCCGAAGTCCGAGGGAGCCGACCAGCCGTGACCGATAGCAAGACAGTGGTGGAGGATCGCGTGAGTCCGAAGCTGAACGAAGAGAACATGCGCAAGCTGGCTGAGGCGCTAGCCGCCGTTGGTCCGTTCGCTCGCCAGCGTGGTGCTGAACTCGGCGTACAGATCGCCGCCGGTCTACGGCAGATGGTGAAGCATCGTGGCTGAGACGGTGGTGGAGGATCTGGCAGCGTGGCTGACTGCGGTCTGGGATGAGGAAGAGGAGATCGCGCTCACCGCGGCAGGCTGGGATCATTCCGGGCGCAAACGAGCGAACGGCCAGTGGGTCCGGTCGGGCATCGGCTCTGTCGAGGACGCCGAACGTCGATCGGTCATCTATAGCGACAACGATCAGGTCACTGGGTCAGTCGCGGACCATGTCGCCTACCACGATCCCGCTTCGGTGCTGGCCCGGATCGCGGCCGACCGGAAGATCCTCGCCATGCACGCCGGGAACCACGAGTGCCCCAGCGCCGAGGACAACTGTGGGTGGTGGACGCCCGGAGAGGCGAACTTCGTTGGCGAGTCTGAAGTCCTGACGCCGGGTCCATACTGTCCGACCATCCTCCTGCTGGCTTCTCCGCAAGCTGACAAGCCGGGGTTTCGTCCTGAGTGGCTGGTTGAGCGACAGGGGGTAGAGCGATGAGCGCGCGCTACGCCTCTCCGGTGCTGCACTTCTACGGCGGCGACGGCAGGGCATCGGGGTACGTCGTGACCGCTGAACCAGGAGGTCAGGAGGTGGGTGTCGTCCAGCAGTATGACGCGGGATGGACGGGCCTCACCCTGCCTGACCTGCATCACGCCGGGTTGTGGCCTACCAAGCAGGCTGCTGCTGAGGTACTGGTGAAACAGGCAGGCTACGAACTGGAGAGGTCATGAGCGGCGACAAGAAGTGGGGCGACGAGATCGGCTCGTGGTTCGACGAGTCGCCCGAAACCAAGGCCGCCTACGTGCGGGCGAAGCAGGAGCTGGACGAGGCGTGGGAAGTGGAGTGCCGCTACGGCAACTGCACTGTGTTCGTCAGTGCCGACAGCAGTGTCCGCGAAGACCTCGGCGGCTGGGGTCCAACTGGCTGCCCCTGCGAGGCCGTTGAAGAGTTGTCGGAGGGAGTGTCATGACGAAGGACGTGGAGTGGTGAGCACCCCGACGAAGGTGACGATGCCGCCCTACCCGGTAGGCAACGAGCGGGCACGTGAACGGTTCCACCACCACCTGGAGTGGACGCCGGGCTGGGTGTACACGACCACCAGCATCCGCGAGGCAGACGTTCCCCCGCACGCATCGACCGAGCAGTACCCGGGCGGCTGGGACTACAAGGCCACACGTCCGGACGGGTTCGGTCTGAACGGGGACAAGGGTGTCGGGTACGACGAGGCGTTGGCCGGCTGGACGCAGCTTCAGCGGGGTGTGCTGCGTAACCCTGCCGCTCCTGGTGGGCCGGTGCTGATCGCGTACTGGAGGCGGAAGCCGTGAGCGAGTCCAACGTGTCGCCACTCACCGCCGCACGCGTGTCAGCCATGGCCCTGGAAGTGGCCAAGCGTGCGCCTGGAGCCAGCCTCCTCCGCAATGCCATGGGCAACCTGGCAGTCATACAGAACGCCGAGATGATCGCGTGGATGGACTTCGGTGACGGCTCGGTCCACTGGGTGGAGGATCTGTGACTGAGCAGCGCACTGCCTTCGATGAGTTCGACCGCCGTGCCCACTGGTACCGGCTGGCTGTCGAGCTCGGGCAGCGGGAGGACTTCCTGGCGTTGATCGCTGCTGAGCGGCGTGACGCGGTCGAAGAGTACAAGCGGACGAAGGAGGGCTGATGAGCATCCAGGAGCCGATCGTCAGCGGTGGGAGGGTGATCGCCTTCTGCCCGCGATGCAAGAAGCCCGTGCAGCTGAACAAGCGGCTGTTCGGTGGCCTGCACTTCTGCGTCTCCGACTGCGAGATAGCGGGCAAGCACCTCGCGCTCCGTGAAGAGGTGCGGGGTTGGTGGCTGTGGAAGCGGACTTGGCGGGTCTGCGATGAGTGCGGGCGAGAGCGGAAGGTGCAGCTGTGATCAACGCCGTCGCCGCACTGGTCATCTGGGGTTTCATCCTGCTGGCCTACTGGATTGGCGGCGGTATCCGCGAGTATCTACAGACCCGTCGCTCGCGAGCGATCTACCAGAGCCACACGTGGCTGATGCAGCCTCCTCCGTCCGTGTCGGATACTCCGCCGCGATCCATCGTCTACCTGGAACCGGGCGAGCGACTGATCCCGCTGCCTGCTGGGTTGAAGCGAACGGCCACCGGTTACACGCAGGAGTGCAGCCACTGGCCACGCGACGAGGTGACCCTGTCGGACGGTACGACCGTGGCCTACATCTGCCGCCGCTGCGGTCACGACTGGGTGAACGAACAGTGGGTCCTCACCCCCTAGGTTCCCCGTTCCCGGCTGACCCCCTGAAGCCGAACGAGATGCCCCGGCCCAGTGGGGGATTCACCAGCCACTCGTAGGGAACGCGGAAAGCGCCCGCCTCCCCTTATATGGGAGGCGGGCGCGTCTCTATGTCGCAATTCTTAGGACAAAGGCCCCCGCTTCCCGAAGCTCACATCAGGCGTCGGCCGGCGGGGTGTTGGGGATCTGGAACGTGGCCACTGCGGTGAGGATCACCAGAGCGAACGCCACGTACGTCTTCGCGCTGTCCGGGATGATACCGGTGGTCGCCGACAGTGCGGTCAGGATGGAGCCGAGCAGGGCCGCGTAAGCCTTCGCGTACTTCATGGCTTCGGGTGGAGCGCGTCAGCGAGCGCCTGCAGCGCCGCGGTCTGTGCCTGCAGCGCCACGAGGTGAGCCGCACGGTAGGCGACCTCCTGCGCGTGCCAGATGCCGAGGGTTCCCTTCGGCCCGTACAGGCGGCCGTTGTAGTCCTCGTACTCGTCGACAGTCATCTCGTCCTCCAGGGGCTGGGGTGGTACGTCAGGCTTGGGTGGCGTGTTCGGCGGTCCCGCCTTGAGGAGCGCGGCGACGTCGGAGCGGAACTTCGTCATCGGGCAGTTGCCCGGATCGTTCTTGCGGGCCGTCCATTCGCGGTGGCCGATGACGCTGAGCGCCGACCAGCCGTAGTGGTGGCAGATCGCAGCAGCCCACCGCAGTGCGGCTGCGTACTGCTTCGGGGTCATCGGCTGCCCGCCGTCGTAGCGGACCTCGCAGCCGTAGTAGTGGGCGTTGCCGTCGGTGTTGTCGGGGCCCGGCTTCAACTCGTGCAGGTAGCCGGCGTAGTCCTCGGTGGTGGTGTGCGCCAACACGCCGCTTGAGCCCTGCCCTGCGTGGTTCGCACGGCCGATCGCACCCATGTGCAGGTCGCCGTCCATGTCCGCCGCAGAGTGGCACAGCGGGCCGGGGATGCCCTCTGCCGGGCGGCCGGTCTTGAACAGGAACGCGAGGTAGTCGTCGGACTGGCCCGCGTCGGATCCGGTGTGGTGGATGAAGACACCGTGGATCTCGTCGAACGCGAGCGCCGGGTTCACGAAGTCGCGGCCGCGGGTGTCCCAGCCTGGGTAGTACTTGACCGGGACCTGCCACAGCGTCATGGCCGCGATCCACTCGGACTTACTCATCGGTCGCGCCATGGTTCAGCTCCCCGTCTTCACTAGGTGGATTTCAGGTCAGTGCCTGAAGGTTGCAATCAGAGCCAGCACACAGAAGGCCACCCACACCGCGACCCGCAGCCAGTACAGGACCTCAGTCGCAGACCGCCGACGGTGGGTCCGGGATCGGGTGGTCTCGGCGTGCGTCATCGGCTGTCGCCCTCTCCTTGGTCTGATTGGTCAGAGCCGTCTGGTAGGCACGGAACAGCCGCAGCACCTCGGTCTGCTCAGCCACCGTCTGCTGCGCCGTGGGCTTGGTCAGGATCGGGCTGAGGAACAGCGCGGCCTGTGCGTCGTCGGCCATACGTTCCGCCGTGCGCTCCTGCTCCGCTGCGGAAGTGAGCGCCACGCTGCGGGCGTTGTTGACGTTGGCGTACGCCGCCACACACTTGGTGAGCTCGCGGTTCTGGTAGAACGCGACCCCGCCGACAGCCAGCGACAGCACCACCGTGACGCGGATGATGATGTCCACCGCCGATGACGCCAGGATCTTCTGCAGGCTACGCCGGACCATCTTTGCCACCCCGCTTCAAACTCGGGTTGAGCGAAAAATAGATGGCGGCGGGGAAGCCCCACACGATCGCGTCGATGTCACTGCCGCGTGCCAGCGTGACCGCCACGTACACGACCCACACAGCCAGAGCGGTCAGCATCACGGTGTTCCGTACCCAGTCATCCACCACGCCCCCAGGGAGTTCCAGGCATTGAGCCGTTTCCATTACGTCCCCTTACCAGAGTGGTCTGCTGGTTATCGGCGGGGTCTAGGCCGATGGTGTGACGTACGAAAGCCCCGGCTGTTAGGCCAGGGCTTTCGAGTAGGTTTCTAGTGTTGAGTTGTCACCATGGCTCGTCAGGTCCGAGGATCGCTTTCATCACCCAGATCATGACTGCGGCGAGCATGACCGGGCCGACGACCAGTGCGACCATCCAGCCCCACTCAGCGAAGAAGCCCGTCATCCTCGTCGCTCCTGAAGACTGGGCTTCCAGCCGACCTGAGTCCAGCGCCAGGTCACGGTGGCCGAAATGTTGTCTTCGTTGGCCGTGTCGTACGCCTCCAAGATCCAGGCTTCGACGTCGGCCACCCGAACCGTGATGATCTGGTCGCGCGGGTCGAAGTCGGTGGCGTCGCCGTCCAGCACGGTGGCCAGGATGCGGCGCGCCATGTCGGCGTAGATCTGGCTGGAGTCCAGCAGCTTCGGCCCGAGCTCCGCTGTCGCTTCGGCGATGCAGTGCTGCAGCAGGGCGTTCAGTCCAGCGTTGGTATTGTCTGCCATATCGGCCTCTCGGTGGGTCGGTCAGTCCCGGGCCGTGACAGCGGTGCCGGGACACTTACGTTCAGAGTACGCCACGACGACAGGTCAGCCATGCCAGAGCGCGGACGCCACGTACGGTGGCGGCGCTCCGAAGCAATTCGAAAACTGCGACGGCGTCGAGTGGCCGGCGCCGATCGCGAACGAACCCGCTGCAGGGTTCCATGCCGTGTAGGCCGGTATCACCCGGGACTTGATCCACGCCGTGTACTCGGCACGGCGTGTGAAGTTCAACGCGGCGTCCGAATAGTTGCCCGGGTAGTTGTTGGGCCACCACGCGCACTGCTCACCCATCCGGGAACCGTGCTGGCCCGCGGGAGTGTTCCACCACACCTTCGACACCCAGAACCGGGCATTCACCAGCGCAGCCCCGTAGACAGGGTCAGGAGCCAGGTAGTTCGGGTCGGAGACAGACAGGTGCGGCGTGCCCTTCAACCGGCGCAGAGCCACACCACAAGCCGCATGATCCGGGTGCCCGTCGGTCGGGGACATCGACCAGAACACCGTGTTGGGGTACGCGTCGAGGTACTTGCGGATCACCGCGTCCGCCTTCGCGACACCCTCCTCCGTCCACGGTGCCGTCGACGACGCGGAACCGCTGGAGCCGTACGCCGTACCCAGGTTCTCGTCATGGGTGAACACCGCTCCGGACGCGGTCAACGGAGGAACCATCGCCATAGCACCCGCTGCCGACATTCCCTCGTGCAGACGGGCCAGTCCGATCTCTTCCACGGTGGGAAGCTCGAACTGTTCCTGCACGTGGTTGTGCACGTACGGGTGCGACAGGCACGGTTGCGTACCACCCACCCCGCCGTCGAGCCGCAGACTGGTCGCAGTGACTTCGCCGCGGGTGAGGAACACGAAGTGCGTCTCGTAGTCGCAGGCCAGGTAGTGCATCGCCGGCCACATCGACAGGGTCTCGTCGTCCTCATGGGGGACGAGCACGATCAACCGCTTGGTCATGGTTCTGCCTCTCGTTGCACGGATCGTCAAAGACGCGGCCGTAAGAGCGCCGAGAAGAAGGGACTGGCGGCGGGTGATCACAGGTACGTTGTGACGATTACTGCCCCGGCCGCGCCTGCACCGCCGGTCTGTGTGGTGTTCGCGCCGAACCCGCCGCCGCCGCCGCCGCCGTATGCGGTCCCGGCGTTACCCGTCCCGGCGACACCGAGCGCCTTGGCTCCACTGCCGAATCCCGCACCGGAGCAGCCGCCGTGAGCTTCGAGGATCGCTGTCGCGGAGACGACGCGCCCATTGCCGCCCGGCTGCCCCGCGATATTCACGTCGCCGCCCGAGCCTGTTCCACCGGCGCCACCCGCAGCGATCGTGCTAGTAGGTGAGTTGGGGCAGACCACCCCACCACCACCACCCGTGGATGAGACGGTTTTGAAGGTGGAGGTACCGCCTGCGTTGCCTGTGGCACCGGACACGCCTGTACCACCCGCACCCACGGTCACGGTCTCCGTAGCGCTCAGCGCGGACGCCTGAAACAGTTCCCGCGAGTACCCGCCGCCGCCGCCGTAGCCGCCCTCGGACTGGCCGCCAGCGGCACCGCTGCAGCCTCCGCCCGCGCCCCCGCCGCCGATGACCTCGACCATCGCAGCACGCAAGCCAGCAGGCTTCGTCCAGGTTCCCGAGGACGTGAAGACCTGTACATCGGGTAGGCCAGGACTGACTATCTTGTCGCCAGCGGCGAAGGCCATCAGTAGCTCCGTCCGCTAGAAGAACGTTGTAAGAATCACTGCGCCAGTGGCACCGGCACCGCCAGCACGATCAACGGGAGAGACCTGGCCGGCGCCGAACGCGGCCCCACCCCCACCGCCGAACCCCGTTCCGTTGTTGCCGTTCCCGGCTACACCCCTCGCGTTTCCGCCGTGACCGAAGCCCCCACCCGAAGAACCCCCACGGCCTTGCAGGACAGCCAGGCCGGACAGCACCCGCCCCTGAGACCCGGACCGCCCAGCGATGTTCACGTCGCCGCCGGAGCCGGACCCGCCCGCGCCAGCCACGGCGAGGGTCGTACCTGAGGTGACGCCTGCTCCTGTACCACCACCGCCACCGGTGGACGAGACGGTTTTGAAGGTTGAGGTACCGCCTGTACCGCCGTTGAACTGACCGGCTGCAGATGCAGCACCCGCGGCCCCCACTGTCACGACTTCCTTCGCGTCGAGATCGGTTGCCTGGAAGAGTTTCCGGGAGTAGCCGCCGCCGCCGCCGTAACCTGCTTCTGCCTGCGAAGGCACCGCGGTCGTCTCATCCACACCGCCGCCGCCGCCGCCAGCGCCGATCACTTCTACGATCACGGCCCGGATGCCTGCGGGTTTGGTCCACTCCCCTGACGCGGTGAAGACCTGCACGTTGGGCAGGCCGGGTGCGTACACCAAGGCCATGAAGGTCTCCTCAGAGTGCGTAGCGGGGTGTGTCCCACAGTTCGATCGCGGTCCCGGACGTCTGCGCCTTCACCACGCCGTTGATGGAGCGGGTGAGACTGCCGAGGGTCTGAGGGGAACTGGCCCCGGTGACGCTGCCGACCCGGATCCGCTCACCGCCGACATTGACGTCGAAGGGGACCATCGTTCCGTCGGTGGTCCACAGCGTCGTCCCGGACTTGGTTGCCGACAGCGACGTCGCGGTGGAGGTGATGTTCGAGGTGAGCGTCGATCCGTCCGCGTCATACCTGGACGTGTCGTAGATCGCGACCGTGTACGGTTCCGCCGGCATGCAGTTGAACGTGATCTTGTGGACGAACGGGTCGATCGTCTCGCTGTAGCCGATGATGATCAGGCTGACAGTGTCGTAGATGAACGCCTTGCTCATCCCCGTGATGGTGAACAGGTCCCCGACGTCGGCGGCCTTGATCGCCGCCCTGAGAGTCGAGTTCATGCCCGGCGCCTGAAGGTTCACTGTCACGCTTGGCCAGCGGGCCTCGTTCAGGGTGCCGATGTTCGCCACCCAGGACGCGACGTCCAGCAGTTGGCCGTCGGTCTCCACATTGACTGTCAGTTCGGTCGCGTACCGCCCGACACCACTCGGCGGGTCGAGCGTCGACATGGGCCCCGTGTCCACGGTGTAGCGGTCCGAGCCCCCGTCGCGCCTGGTGGCGGTGACGTCGTTGCGGGTGTACTGGTCGTCGTCGACAGGCTCCAGGGGAGCGACGACCTGCCCGGCGTTGTAGGCCAGCGTGAACGCCGCGGTCTGGTTGTACATCGACGCACGGGACAGGTACAGCAGACCCGGTGCGTCGCGTTGCTCGAGCAGGATCCCCATGTCGGTTGTCTCGACGTCGCGGACCTGCTCCAGCCGGGTCTCGGTGAACTGCGGGCCCATTGTCGTCGACTCTGCCGCGGTCCCCACTGTCACCAACGGAATCGCGGCGTCGCTGCATACCCGGGTGATCCGGGCGATCGCGGTCTCGCCCGCGTAGGCGAACGCGGCGTCGGTGAACGCCTGCGCGGTGGGGATGTTAGCGGCGGTGTTGTCGGCCCACAACGCGACGTGAGCCATGTTCAGGTACGTCTGGTCGGTGAAGCGCGAGTAGTGGAACCGGAAGATCGGGCACCGGCTGACCAGCTGGGTCAGGCCCATCGAGTTGGTGAGGATCAACTGGCCGTCGATGTAGATGTAGTAGTCGATCGTCGGGCCGGCGACCTGCCGGATCTCGAAGCGGCACGTATGCAGTTCCGTGTCCTGCAACTCGGGGATCGCGGCGGTCGGGGAAGTGCCGATGATGCCGCCGTTTCCGTCGTTCCACGACACCATCGCCGTACCCGCGTCGGCGGAAGTGTTCAACCGCAGGTTCCAGATCTCGTCCAGGTTCGGCCAGATCTGAACATCCAGCACACCGAAGCCGAGCGACTGGAACACGAAGTCGAGTGCGACGTTCGTACCCACCGCGTTCGCGATCCCCTGCATGTAGGGACTGTCACCGGTGGCGTTGATCTCCAGGCCCGTACCGAGCCACGACGCGCCCATGTCAACGCCATACCGGTACACCGCCCCGCCGTACCCGGAGAACGAGCCGGTCTTGCCAGGTGCGATGTTCTGGCTATAGCCCGTCTCGCCGCCACCCGACAGCGGGTAGTAGGCCGCGAGCGTCGACTGAGCCACAACCCAGTCCTGCAACGCGTTCGACACCGTCGGCTGCCCCTGGCCGAGGCGGCGGGTGATCCCGTACGCCTCGACCTGGATGTAGTTGTCGGCGTGCGCCTCGTCCCACGTCGGCGCGAGACTCGGGATCTCCCCGACGTACCGCGTCGACACCCCGCTGTCGATCGTGCACCGCACGTGGGTATTGCGTCCGATCTTCCCGTACAGCGGCGACAGCGGGTTCCGCGGGGAGTATTTGCCGTCGCGGTTGTTGAGCGTGAACGTCATCCGCTGGGGGGACGCCTGCGACTGCTCGTCGCTGCGCCCCCGGGTGATCGTCAACGGGTCCCGCTGATACCCGTCCACGGCGGTCCACACCCCGGGTGCGGTCTCGATCTCGATCGTGTACTGGTTCGTCACCGGTTCGTCCCGAGAGCCTGCTGGACGTTGCCGCCGTTGACCTGGACGTACTTGCGGACGTCACGCATCAACTGGTCCATGTGCGCGCTCCCGTCGCTCTTGAACACGAGCTCGACCTTCAACGGCAGTTGACTTGAGCCGCCACCGCCCGGCCTACCAGGGGTGGACCGGATACCCGTCGCGGCGTTGCCGAGTCCGGCTGCGGCCTTCTGGACCCGCCCGTACTCGCCTTCGATGCCGCGAGTGAACCCCACACCGGCCATCGCCCCGTGCCACTCGAGCACCTTCGACGGGGACCGGATACCCAGGGTCTTCTTGATCTGCGCAACGATCGCCGCGGCCAGCTTCTTGGAAGCTGCGTCCAGCGCCTTGGTCTTGGCCAGCAGGCCGTTGACGAGACCTTGCGCCGCGTCGACGCCAGCCTGGTACATGTTCTTCGCTGCCGTGTTCCCCAGCCCTGCGGAGGCGTTGGCGATCTGCCTCTGCAGGTCGTTCGCCGAAGCGACGGCACCCTTACCGCCCTGCAGCAGAGCAGCCGCAGTAGCACCGCCCGCATCGACACCGGCCTCGGCGATCTGCTTGTACAGGTCACCGCGGAGTCCGAGGTTCTTCAGGCTCGCGAGCTGGTTGGCGAATTGCTTTGTCTTCGCCAGCGTCTGCTGCATGTGGGCGAGGATGTCCTGCGCCACGAGCGTCCGGCCCTCGTCGCCGGTGATGTTCGTGATCGCGTTGAACGACAGGGCGGCGTCGGTGATCGACTTCTTGAACTCGTCCCGGATCTGCACTGCTGCAGCGAGCTTCGCTTGGGCTGCCTTCAGCTGGTTCGCGACGGCGGCACGCTTGTTCGCCAGCAGCTGCATCGCCACGTTCTCGCGCTGCAGCATCCCGATGATCA